AATATTGAGGTTTTAAACGAAAATAGGATGGATAATATTGAGGTTTTAAACGAAAATAGGATGGATAATATTGAGGTTTTAAACGAAAATAGGATGGATAATATTGAGGTTTTAAACGAAAATGGGATGGATAATATTGAGGTTTTAAACGAAAATAGAATGGATAATATTAAGGTTTTAAACGAAAATAGGATATGAATAGAAAGTGCTGATATAATACAATTACAATAATGATTTTTCGCGATAAAAAAACGGGGACTTTACTAAATATCCGTAGAGACGATTATGTAAATGACAGATTATATTACGCTGAAATAATGCGTGTCATAAGCGGCGGCAGCGGCAGCACTGGCGGTGGCGGTGCGTCTGACATTGAGTCTCGCCCATTACGTTATACGCAACGATTCAGTGAATTACAATCGGAGAATAACAATACCTAAAACAGCAATAAGAAGAATGAACCCTATAGTGATAAAGAAGTTGAATTTGAGTTCAGGGAATAAGTCGGTTTCGATAATACCTCTTGTATCGAATACTGGTGCAACTGCTTGAAATAATATTGCGGATGTGGCGACGAGGAGACCAACAATCACGAGTTTCATAAACCCGGACGAAAATGAACCGGATGATACTGAAAATGGACCGATGAAAAAGAGAATAATTAAAAATAAAGAAACACCTAAAAGGATACATGAATACTTGGTTTTCTCGCTATATTGGACGATATAGTTTGTTGGGTCTTCTATGAGTGACGATGAGGCTGACATTGGAATGGAATGGAATGGAATCGAATGGAATGGAATCGAATGGAATGGAATCGAATCGAATGGAATGGAATGTAATTATAATATTTCTATATAATAATTACGTGCGTTTATTTATTGTATCATAATACAAGAACCTAATAAAATGATGAAAAGTCGTAAAAGAAAATTGCGATACCGTATTCGACCCAAAGAGTCGTCGGCGTCATCGTCATCGTCGTCGTCGGCGTCGTCGTCGTCGTCCGTTTCTATTCGCGCCAAGATATTGAGCGGAGGTCGAAGTCGATCCGCAGATTTAGTCCCACAATCTGTTCAGTCGAGTAATAACAACGACACTGGATCACGCAAAACACGCCGTCGGACGAAAAATGCGAGAGCATTCACCAAGAAGGACTTTTATAGCGGAGACGGAATGCTTACAACGGTGTGGGGACCTAGTATGTGGCATTTTCTTCACACGATGAGTTTTAACTATCCAGTCAATCCGACCCATGACCAAAAACGGCACTATATGGAATTTATATTGAACTTAAGGAATGTCCTTCCTTGTAAATATTGCCGAATGAATTTGACGAATAATTTAGCAACCCAACCTATTCGGATGTCTACTATGGAAAGTCGCGATACATTTTCGCGTTTTGTTTATGACCTTCATGAAACAGTGAATCGGTTACTGGGGAAGAAGTCGGGACTTACATATTGTGATGTCCGTGAAAGATATGAGCATTTCCGCTCGCGATGTACACAGGATGCTCCAAAAGTGTTTAATTTTAGGGAGTTTTATAAGAATACGGGTGCGCGGGCGCGGACGAAGAGACAAAAAGAGAAGGGATGTACTGAACCTTTATACGGGAAGAAGGCGAAATGCGTTATTTCGATTGTTCCACAGGATGTTAAAGTCCCGACGTTTAGCGTAGACGATCAGTGTATTAAAAAACGGGGGGAGGTGGTAGAGGATGAGGGTCATTCGTGAAAATATAATATGAATATAATGTATATTTATATAGATAAGTAAATTTAAATGAGCACACCCGGAGGCACACCCAGAGGCGCACCTGGAGGCAGAGGCAGAGGCGGAGGCGGAGGCGGAGGCGTTGCAAGAGATCGAGATTCTCAACTACAACAGGGACAAATGGCTCCTGCGGCTAGAGTGAGTGGTGGTGGCGGCGGTGCCGTATGCGGTACTAGTTTCACGCCAGAATCACTACAAGGTGTTCAATTTCCCGATAATGAAGAGGTGAATGCGAGTTTACAAGCATTTCTCAGTGTTAATAGTAAAGTTGGACAAATATTAGGTGGTGGTGACCAAGGTCTACTTGCTAGTGCACATGATACCCTATTAAAAGGAGCATTCCCTACGCCTATAAAAATACTCGCGCAGAATGTTGTAGGTCAAATGTTTATGTGTTTGCCAGAATCGACACTAAATATTACCAATGAGAATATTGATGCTGTTATTGAATGTATTACTGACGTCTTAATGAAGGACGCTCCACTTACTAAAGTTGTTCCAGTAATTGGTAATTTATTTTTGTCATTATTTTATGGAAATAACCCGGCCCGTATTGTGGCTGCTGTTGGACATGCGACAGCAACCGGTTATATGGCATGGATTGGTGGATTAAATAGGGTTGCATCGTTATCAATTGAATCAGCTAGGATGGTTTTTTTAGGTTTGATGGCGGGGTGGGGTTATATTGGAGCACCAAATGCACCACCTGTTTTTCAAGAACCACGATTTCAAGGACCATTGCCTTTTAATGCTTCTAATGCTGAAGCATATTGGGGGAAATTAAATTTAAATGCGGCTGATCCCGGCGGGCTTGAAATAATTGAAGAAATTCGTGTCATGTTAAGGGATCAGATAACAGATCCGGCAAATCAGTTGTTGTGTTTGGCCGAGTTAACTCGGCGTGTGTTTGATATGTGCGTACCAGTTGGTCCGGGGTTTCGGCCATTCCAACGTTTTCAAAATGCACCATTAGGAGCGCAAGCAACAAATTTTGAAATATTAGTAAGTCAAATTCGTGGAGGAGTAAATACGGTCTTCAATTTTTTGGGTGGTTTATGCGATATGGTTAGAAAGTTGCCATACCAAGGGGTTGGACAGATGGGTCCAGATGAACGATCATTTCGTCATCAACTGAGTAATCAATTTGCTATTTTGGTTGGTGGCGTGTATAGATCTTTTCACGCTCAAGGTCTACTTCGCGGTTTTTCGGAGGATCAAATAAACCAAATTTTTCTAAGGTCATTACTTGATATTATGGTGCCTCCAGATTTTCGAGACGCGGCCGAACATGGTTATACTATTTCTGCAAAAGTTCAGTTAGGTATTTTAGCATCTAAAATTAGGAGTCGGGTAGTTGAATGTTGTGCGATGAAGGGTGTTAGTGAGGATATGTTGGCACAGATTTGTCCTTATTTCAGGTCTGGATTAACTGAAAGTACACTTGCCGAACATGTAAGACATGATTTAATGGAAATTTTTGATAATCTTGCTGCTACTGATCAAGCAAGTCAACTAGAGTGGGGATCGATGGATGCGGTTGCAGGCAGTGATACCCCCCCGGATCAACGAAACGCATCAGTGAATGCGGAACTTGAAAAATTACAAGACCTTGGATTTGCTGAAGTAGTAACACCTGGGGAAGCCGCGAGTTTAAAGTCATTAAGAGATAATACCGGAGTGGTTGGCATGGTGTGCACTTTGCCAGATAAATGTACGCAAGCAGTAAAAGGAATGATTGTTGGTGGAGCAATAACACTTGGATCAACGACACACGCTCAAATTCGATCCCTACTTGAAGAAGCAGCCAGACCGCAACTATTAGCTATGTCGCATAAATACCCCCCGGATCCACTAGTATTTTTGGTACATATAAGTGCTGTGTTGGACGTGTGTCATGAGGCTGTTCAAAAAGGCCAAACCCAAGGCCAAAGTAGAGAGGCTGTACTTGCAGAAATTCAAAGAGAATTACCCCGATTTGGGAAACCTGCTGCAGTAGAACAATTCGTACGTAGTATTATTAGAATGTCGATTGTGTGGAGTTTATCTAGTAATCCTAAATTATTTACACTTGCTATTAAAACTCCGATAAATGGAGAACCATATGTAGTTTTATTAGTGAACTTTGATAGCATACAAGGTTGGGATATTGGTAAGGGAGGGCATATAGAACGGAAAAAAGGAGTGTTGGAGGTACCGCTTGAATTCCTTGGAGATTGTACAAGAGGGATTGTTGAATCACTTGGTAACCGTGCGTCGGGTGTTTTAGGTTGGGCCAAGAGTTTAATAACCGGAAGGGCGTGTGCGGTAGCAGGTGGTGGTGTTCAACAAATGCAAGCATTACAAGCCCCACCACAGAGTAGTGCTCAATCCCCAGTTATGTGTGTTCCTGCCGGGGCTGCTGCCGGGGCTGCTGCCGGCGGAGAAATGACTAAACTCTCACCACTGGATGCGACTGACCCGAAAAATGACGAAAACATTGCTGAACGTACTCGTTTAGTTGAGGACTGTCAGGAAATTCAGGTTCAAAAGGGTATTCAGGTTTGTGCTAGTAAGTTATTAGGAGAAGGTGTGGGTGGATTAAATCAGTATGGTGCTATTCCATCTGCTGATGCTGATGGTGGAATTTCTGCGATTCCATTACCACCCACTTTTAATTCATTCTCTCTACCAACTGATTTAGCAGGTACGGGTGGTGGTGGAACTGCTCCGGTAGTTTCATCACCAGGAGGCGCGTTTAGTCTTTTACCCGTTACTGCCCCCCCATTCTTACAACAATCACCGGTATTAGGTGATCTAGATACAGCGGCGCAACATTTGAAGGATGCAGCAGCGGCAGAGAATGATGCAGCAGACCGTTTGGCTGCCTCAGTAGCAGCAGTAGGGGCTGCAAGTGGTCTTCAAGATGTGATGGCGGAACCTCTGCCTCCTGCGATTATGCCTCCTGCGGTTGTAAATGTTCCTTCTGCGGATGATGTTCAGGCGAATGCTGATCTGGCGGAGTTTGAAACAGAATCGGGGAGGTCAGTTAAAAAACCCAAGGACGGCGGCAAATCCCGCAAAACCACCAAACGCACCCGTCGTAATAAGGGTCGCAAGTCGTCGTCCAAAACATCCAAAAAGACCAGACAACGACGTGATCGTCGTTCTTCTAGACACCGTCGCTCTTCACGAAAAGGTCGCAAGTAAATAAAATTGGATGCTCACGCACGATTTTTCTACAGAAAAATTGGATTTCCGCCATAGCGGACGATTTTTCTACAGAAAAATTGGATTTCCGCCATAGCGGACGATTTTTCTACAGAAAAATTGAAATGTTTTTATTGATCTCATCCATTGGTAGCGCCCCGCCAGAACTACGATGAAATCAACTACTCCCACCACTACGACGGAATATACTCAAGCATTCAATAATAATACAACTCACGTTTGGAATCTTCGTCACTCATCATCCGCCACCGCTCTCGCCGATTTCTACTGTCGCGAAAATATGTCATCAAGCAACACCAGTCAACCATTTATCAACAAATCATTCCCACGTCACCATCTGTTCATCAAGGCGTCACTCGATGCGACGACTACCGCCCGCGCCCGGATCCACGACACAACCCGTGACGTGACAACCGTATTCACCGATTTATCCGCGTGTCAAAAACACCAACTCACCTCATTATCCGCGCTTGCACGTCTTCTTGTTTCGCGGTGGACGGGATTCAGCACCGCCCGATACTACACCGTAGATTCTGCGAAACAACACGCGGAATTGACCACTAAATATATTCATTCGGAACTTGCGTGCGAGATCTTGGTTTCCAATCGGTATTACCGTGACCTGCCGCGTCTTATCACGGATGCGCGGGTTGTCGGCAGTGATAGGTCTAGCTCAATGTCATTCTTTACAGACGAAGATATCACCCCCAAAAGCGTGGCGAAGACGAAAATTGAACTCATGGAAACCTACACTGCACAAATCGACCGTCTGCTTGACGCCGTCAGGCAATACAAGCGTGGTTTTGTCAGTCTCACGTCGATTCGAACCGACCCAGAATTCAGGCGATTGATGCACGCGTATTGGCGTTACTGTAATCAATTGATGAAGATACAGAACAATATCGAAAAAAGTAGAGATAATTACAACAACGACGACATCAAAATAAGACTCTTATTCGTTGTGGCTGATGTGTGCTCTGTGTCTGCAATGGTTCCGCAATTATACAATTACGACATTGTTCACTTGTTTGATAACGCAAATCAAAGCTACGCCAGGTTCGTGAAAACAGCCAGACACACATTGGTGCGTCTATCCAATGATGGACTCACGACAGCATTTCTGTCGTTTGCCGCAATCGAACCTTGGATGGTGACCACGGAAATAGCGCCAAAACATGGAACGAAATACTTGACGACGACGATGTGGAGTTGCGCCAACCATATTCCGTCACGTGACGCTCTGTTTGGTGAGTTGCGTGTCAAACATCGTCAGCACATTATGCGAACTGCCGACGCGGTTTCATATACCGGAATTATGCGGTGTCCTATTTCAACTGGGGATCGAACTCGGAATGTTCGTGTTGGATATTCACCAGTTCATGATACACTAGAACATATTCGTGCGGGTCAGAGTCAGAAAACCGCGCCAGTGATTACATCGGCAGTTAAAGCATATGCTGCGCGTCAGGTTGCTCAGGGATGGGTCCTCTCTTCTCGTAATCGTAAACCAAAATGAAAAATATGGATGAAAATGAAAAAATTGCATGATCTGATCTGATCTGATCTGATCCTCACGATTTTTCGATTAGACGAAAAAATTGGATGATCCTCACGATTTTTCGATTAGACGAAAAAATTGAAATGCTTTTTCTCAGAAACAGCATATAACAGAGTTTCAACCCAGACACACCGATACAATGAACCAGAACCAGAACCAGAACCAGAACCAGAACCAAGAAGACTATTACAACCGCATTTTGGACGAGATGAACGCCTTGGACGCGAGTGCTGCCGAACATCACACCAACGAGAATATCCGCGAGATGTTCCATGCACGACTTGCGATGACCAACAATACTGACGGGTATCTTACAGGAAACCGAGTTCTCGACTGCCGCAGTGTCCAGATGTTCGACCCAGAAGATTGGATTGCGTTATTCGGTCCAAACGAACCGATGCGACCCTACATGCAGAGATGTATGGACTACACCACAGATCAAACCCGCACGGTACCATACGCCGGTGAATTGGAGGTTTCGCTTTTGTTGGAAGAAAACGCGAACCCCGCACAGCCCGGAACACACCGCGCGGTCTTCCTCGTCTTCGTAACTCCTCATCGGCAATTCGAGACCGGGCACATCATCGAAGTTGAGTACGGAGAAGGAAGCAACACACAGCAGGCAATCAATCGCATCTTCAACACAGAAGGCGAGGATGGATTACGCACAGTTGTCCAACAATTTACCGAGTATCAAATCCTCGCGTACCTGGCCGACGAAACCCAGATGTTCAATTTGCTCTACACTTACTTCATTGATGGATTCAACCCGATGCGATTTGTCGACGAACAAAATGTGGATCCTCTTGACGCCTGGCGTAGAAGACACGACTGCGTCAATGTTGTCAATGAGGTTTTGCACAATGGCGTCGACCCGAACGCACCCCCTGCGCCGTGGCAATATGCCGATCATGCGGCGCCCGTCGCGATCCCCGTCGCGATCCCCGTTCCTCCTCCTGTCAATGACTTTGCCGAGATCTACCGAGAGAATTTCTACGCTGCCGAATACAACAACATCGTCATCAACAACGAATACAATATCGTCATCAACAACGACGACATCAACCAATACTACGACGACTACCCAGCGCAGGGATAATCATTGCTCTTTGCTCGTTGCTCGCATCGCTCTGCTCGCTCGCCTGTGTTATAAAACCAATAAAAGAACTAACACTTTTTTATTGGATTCGATTGTTCGATTATTCGATTGTTCGATTGTTCGATTGTTCGCTCGTTTTTACATTCCAAACTGACTAAAATCTGCCATCACCGGTCTCGGTGCATTAATATCCTCTGATCTAGAATAATTGGGAACCTTCTTACATTCGAAAGCAGGTTCGGGGCATCTAGCACATGCAGGACAAGGTGGGCATTGATGACCATCAGCACCACCTGACGCACCACCTGACGCACCAGACTTCCCGGCCTGGTCATTGCCACCCACACTATTCATCCCCGGAATGCCGGCGGGGGTATTCATCGGAAATGTGCTGGGTGATAGGGCCGATACCGGCGACCCGAGGGATGACGCACTGATACCAGCGTTAATAGTCGGGTCATATTTCGGAGTAGGCGGGAGTTTCGTATTGGACGTTAGGTCTTTCGTGGCAATCGGTTTCAATGGGTCGGGAATATCACTTGATCCGCCGTATCCTTCACTAATATAGTTGCCTAAACTGGATGCCAAGATCAATGAAAGTAATAAAATGAGTAAAAGATGGACCTTCGTAAGTTGCATTTTATGGACGACTCGATTCGTTGTATCTGATATTATATACCTATAAAAAGTTTTACAATAAATAATTGAATGAATTTCGTAGTCACTGGTTTTATACAACGACGTTTAACTTATTTATACACAATGGCGGAACAAGTAACCGGTGTTATTCTCTCAAAGAAACCTAGGCAACAACGCGAATTGAGAATTCTCTCGACATCGTATAATACAGGCGGCGGCGCCGATTTTGAGACGGCGACGACACACAAATATGAAATCGGGGTTGATGAAGCAGGTCGCGGACCCTTATTTGGACGTGTTTATACTGGTGCGGTTATACTGCCTTCGGTCACGGCGTCAACATCGTCATCGGCGTCGTCATTCGACTTTTCTCTGCTAAAAGACAGCAAAAAGTTCACTTCCGAGAAGAAAATACGCGAAGTATCCGATTATATAAAAGAACATGCAGTTGCCTGGGCCGTATCTTATGAAGAACCGGCAGTTATCGACATGATAAATATCCGGCGTGCGACACTTCAATGTATGCGGAATGCGATAAACGCGGTGATTAAAAAACATGGCGACAATGTGGCGACGACACCGACGACGACACCGACACCGAGACCGACGACCGATGATTATCTCCTACTCATCGATGGTAATGATTTCATCCCGATGGGGAATTACAATCAGCAAACCACCGAAATTGAGAATTACAGGCATATATGTGTTGAAGGCGGTGATGATACGTATGCGTGTATTGCGGCCGGATCGATTCTCGCCAAAGTCGCACGTGATGACTATATTGAAAAACTGTGCGATGAATATCCGGTTTTGGATGAACTGTATTCATTACGCGGGAATAAGGGGTATGGAGCAAAAAAACATATGGATGGGATACGAGAGCACGGGATTACACAGTGGCACAGGAGGTCGTATGGAATCTGCCGGACGTTCGAGTAACGAACGACCATCCGCGTATTAGCACCCACTCGACGCATTTGAACTCCATTCGCTCCTACCATACCCCATAAATCCACTCGGAATCCCCCCGCTTATTCGCCCGTATTTCTGTTCAAGAATCTGTAATTCATATTTTTTCAAGCGTGCATTCTCGGTCTTCAGTTCGGCAATTTGGGACTCCAGTTCGGCAACCTTGGATTGTAAAGGGTTCTCTTGGGCATTGGATGACATTGTCGTTGTTGTGGTGTGTGTGTTCCATAATATACGCAATATGTATTTCAATTTTATTACTACGACGTAGTCGTGGTTGTCTTCGCCGTAGCCAATTCCCGAACATGATTTCGCAATAGATTATTTTCGATTTTCAGTGTCTTGAGTTCTTCTTCCATTTCAAGCACTTTGGTCTGATACTCGGTGAGATTGACTTGGATATTCGAAAGCATTCCAAGCACGAACTCCGAAGTTAAATTCGAGGCGGCGGTGGCGGTAGCAGCAGCAGCAGTAGGTTTGATGAAACGCGAGGCGGAAGAAGTGTTGGCGGTGGCGGACATTACTCTATGGAATACTAATCATACATCTTATCAAGTCGTATTAAAATAATTCAATTTTATTTTTATATAATATATACATATATATTACATTCATCATCATAATCACCACCACAATGGTCTGTGCATTATCTTGCGCCATCGCATTCATTTTCATCGTCGCGAATGTTTACTGCTGCGGGTTCGCCCATCGGTCCGGGGGGGTCATCCAGGAATTCGTCTCGAAATTATCACCGGAGAATCAACGCCGGTATGTCGCAATCGCGGAAGAACGCCGCGGGATTTATTTTATGGGACTGTTTTTAGGTTTTATCCTGTCGATGATATTGCTGATGTGCTGCCGGAAGTATTTCCTGGGGGGCGGCGGTGGGGGGTCGCGTGGCGGACTCCTTTGTATGGTCGCGGCCGTCACATTTAGCGTGAATTACTTTTATTATATTCTTTCGCCGAAGAGCGATTGGATGGTGCTTCACCTGAAATCCGGCGATGAAACTGCCGCGTGGTTGACGGTATATCGCACGATGCAGTATAATTATCATGCGGGCCTTGTGCTGGGTATCCTAGCGGTGGTCGCGTTTGGGAATTCGTTGTGTGGGTAGATGATGCGCAGCCGCCGCCACCCCCATCACCAGCACACCACCAGCACACCACCAGCACACCACCCATCATAAATCTCACACCAACTCGACGAAAAACTAGACGAAGACCCGAGCGGAGCAGAGCGAGTGGAACGGAACGAGCTCCGCGAGTGACGTGAAACGAACGGCGACGCGAGCCCGGCGACGCGAGATAAAATTGATATTAAAAATCCCATATAAAGCAATCGCAGTGTTTCTTTATATTGACAGTGACAAACCGACAAACCGACAAACCGACGACAAGATGCGTGTTCTTATCTTTGATACTGAGACAACAGGCCTCCCTCCCCGAAATACCCCGACGAATCAAACCGAAAAATGGCCCCATATCGTCCAATTGAGTTGGGTGATTTTCAACGACGAAACCAAACGGATCGAAGAGGAGAAGGACCATATTATATCTCTCGGGACACATATTCCGATTTCTCCCGAATCCACCGCCATCCACGGCATTACGAGCGAGTTGTCACGGGCCAAGGGAATTTCGATAGATGTAGCGTTGTTTGATTTCAAGCACGCATCCAATCGATGCGGAAAAATTGTGGCGCACAATCTCGAATTCGACAAAAATATGATTCTGGTGGAACTTTACCGCGCCCGGATGTTCAACACGATCTTCCCGCCGGCCGAATATTGTACGATGAGACAGGGGACGCCTATTTGTAAGTTGGTGAAGGTATGGGACGACGGGTCGACATCGTTCAAATTCCCTAAACTCGTGGAACTTTATTACGCTCTTTTCGGACCCGACGCACCCGCCCCGGAGGGACTCCACAATGCTAAAGTGGATGTGGAATTGTGCTTGAAGTGCTACGTGCAGATGACGGGGTAGATCAGTCACTATCTACATCATATACTAATCCGGATGCAACTGACGTTGCTGATGCTGCTGAAGGCGCAATATACAAATGGACACGTTTCATTTTTTTTAGAAAGTCGGCGCGAACCAACCATTCAATTTCTGTAGTGTCATTGTATTCTTTTATTTTTTGTTTGATGGAACACAATCCGGAGACGGGGTTAGGTGGCGAAACACTGCTTGATAGTGACAATGACAATGACCACGACGACGACGACGACGACGACGACGACGACGGACCATACGGCCAAACCCCAGCCCGTGTCGTGAGAAGATATAATACCCTCGCTGGATTCAGTGTTTTTAGAATTGTGGTTAATCTATTTCGCTCGGAAACCGATACAAATGCGGATGATTCAGTGGACTTGATAACCCATTCATTATAATCCGGGAATGCGAGTGTGATCGTTTGTTCGAAGATGCACCGCCAATTCGCAAATGTACGACACGCAATAACTTCGTCGGCGCGTGAATGAAGTAGCGGCCATAAGTATAGATTCGCAATATCAATCACTGTGCTTGAAGATGCAGATACAGCACAATATATCTCTCCCACGCGCGGTTTCAGGTATGCGCGTTTTTCTCGTGTCATTTCACAATCTAACCACGGATTATATTGTGAAAGTAGTAGGTATAATAAGGTATTCTTGCGTGGTTCTTCGTGGATGACGCGGAATCTATCGGAAACGCTGGCAGCAGCAGTAGCGTCATCGCTCATAAGCGGAGGCGGGAATCGGAAATTGTTCCGCGCGGTCCATTCGGTGACAATACGATCTTCGTCCTGTGTATTGGATATTTGTTGTTTGAACCCTGACATTACTGCGGATAATGTTTCTTTTAATGACGGCGACGAGGACGACGATGACGGAGAACGAATCATTGATAGATATGTATTATGTGTCAAATACTATAAATATAATTCAATTTATTCGCGCTCATCGTGAGCAGAACTCCGCTTACGCGATTTTGCTCACGATGAGCCAAATTCCAGCGCATAGTAATGCACTGTTTTGTTCTAGGAAGAACAAAATTCCGTTTCGCGTGGCGAAACGATTATGCGGAGCAAAATTCCGTCTCGCGTGGCGAATCGATTTTGTTCACGAGGAGCAAAATTCACATATATCATCCTCTTCCGCTACTCCCGCCCCCACACCCCCCTTATCCGGTTCCACCGTAAATTGTTGCGCCTGGTGTTTCGCCTTCCGCCTCAAATAATAAACCCCAGTTTTCAACCCCTTATTCCACGCGTAAAAAAGCATCGATGTGAGAATATTGTAATTCGGTTCTTCGACCCACAAGTTCATACTTTGACTCTGGCAAATAAACGCCCCACGGTCAGCCGCCATATCTATAATATGCCGCATCGGCATCTCCCAAACAGTCTTATATTTCAGTTTAAGTGCATCAGGCAATCCGTCGATATATTGCACACTCCCCTGGTTCGCGATAATATTCGTCTTCACGCGTTCATTCCACATTCCAAGTGCGATAAGGTCGCTGATAAGATACCGATTCACCATAATAAACTCCCCCGCAAGGGTTCGTCGTGTATAAATATTACTGGTGATCGGTTCAAAACATTCATTATTACCGAGGATTTGGGATGTGCTTGCGGTAGGCATCGGCGCCAAGAGCAGCGAGTTTCGCAGTCCATATTTCTGGACTTTAGATTTCAGGGACGCCCAGTCGTATTTATGTGTGCGGTATTTAGGTGCGGGGTATGTGTCCGCGGTGGGATCAACACCCCACATATCAAACTGAAGAATACCTTGTGATGCGGGCGAACCTGGGAATGTCTCGTAGGGTCCATCCCGTGCAGCCAGTGTCATCGATGCGTTTACGGCCGCATAATAAATCGTTTCGAAAATCTCTCGGTTAAGGACCCGGGCTTCTTCGCTATGGAATGGAATATTCATCATCATAAATACATCCGCTAGCCCTTGAACTCCGATTCCGATAGGTCGGTGGCGCAGATTGCTTGTCCGCGTTTTCGTGGTTGGATAATAATTAATATCAATGATTTGATTCAGATTATCGACGATGAGGGCGGTGACGCGTTCAAGTTCGGCAAAGTCGAGGGATTTGCGACCCCCAACGGCGCCCTCCGAGGCAGCTCTGCTCGATTCAGGGACTGATTCTGATACGACGGAGGGGACGGAGTGGTCGGAGGACCCGACGGAGATAGCGCCGGAGCCGGAGGCGACGGCGAACCGGTTCAACGCAATACTTGCCAGATTACAAACGGCCGTCTCATTCTCATCCGAATATTCCATAATCTCAGTACACAAATTACTGCTCTTAATCGTCCCTACATTCTTCTGGTTACTCTTTTTGTTGACCGCATCTTTAAACAAAATATACGGTGTTCCAGTTTCCATTTGACTATCCAGGATTTTCAACCAGAGTTCGCGCGCCTTTACTTGTTTACGCACCCGACCTTCGTTCTCGTATTTCTCATATAATGCGCGAAATTCGTCACCATATACATCCGCGAGTCCGGGGCACTCATCCGGGCAGAAATACGACCACATATCCGTGCAGCCCGCCGCACCCGCGCCGCTGCCACCCCGGACTCGTTCCATAAAAAGATCCGGCACCCATAATGCATAAAAAAGGTCGCGACCTTTCATTTCTTCATCGCCATGATTCTTCTTCATTTCCAGGAAATCCTCAATATCGGGATGCCACGGTTCCAAATAAATCGCGAAACTCCCATTACGTCGTCCTCCTTGGTCGATATACCGCGCCGTATTGTTAAAGACACGCAACATCGGGACGATACCATTGGACGCACCGTTGGTTCCACGGATATGCGACCCCGATGCGCGGATATTATGAATATGAAGCCCGATTCCGCCTGCATGTTTGGAGATTTTAGCACAATCTTTCAGTGTATCAAAAATCCCGTCAATGCTGTCATTTTCCATCGCGACCAAGTAGCATGAACTCAATTGAGGGCGCGGTGTACCTGCATTGAATAGTGTAGGTGTGGCGTGTGTCATATATTTCTGCGACATTGCATTATACGTATTCTGGATATAGACGAGGGTTTCATATACACTTCGTGTATCTTTGCGCTGACTGTGAATCCCGATTGCCACACGCATCCACATATGCTGTGGACGTTCGACGACCGCCCCGTGGCAGCGCATCAGATAGGACCGTTCGAGTGTCTTATATCCGAAATAATCGATGAGATAATCTCTCGAATGGTCGATCATCTGTTCGAGTGATTCATGAAGTAGATATGGACCTGGACCCGACACAGAACCATTTCTGGGTGTATCTACAATTTCGTGTAGAAAATCCCATACCTGTTTACTAATAATCGGAACATGTTTATTATTCGCATCGCGGTATTCATATAATACACGCATCGCATCATAGAATCCACCGGGTATATTCTTGTGCGCATTCGAAATAATAATATAAGACGCCAATGTGCCGTAATCGGGGTGCTGAACGGCCATCATCGCACATTGCTGCGCCGTCAATTCGTCGATTTTAGTGGTTGGAATTCCATCATATAATTGGTCGATGATTTTGATGACGAGTGTCGTATAATTAACACCGATTATTTTGGATTGTGCACCGAGCATTTTTAGGCGGGTGAGTATCTTATCAAACGCGACAATCTCTCGTTCGCCGTTTCGTTTAAGGACGTGCATATCCGTATCCGTGGATGATGACGTGTTCGCGGTCGCACTCGTAGACATATTCTAATATCTAGTGTATAATATATAGAAAACAAAGGGTTTAATATCTATTGACGAAATGAAATATTGTAACGAATATCTGGCGTTGTTCCTGCTCGTTGTTGCGGTGGTTATTGCCGGACCGTTGGTTAGTGCGTTTCAGGACTTTAGTGCTCTGACTAGTTCTGGTTCTAAAGACGGGTTTCGCGCCGACCGCGTTCCGTCCGGCGAATTCCCGCACGAAGTAGATGAACCGTTGTTATACCCGACGTATCCTAAAATAACGACAGGATATGGCGTCGTTCTTCGAGAGAGTGACTCCACAAACAATTCTAAATTATACCCGGTTGCTGCCAATCTTTCCAATTATGACCAGGCGACAAACAACGTGCGTGAATGGGTGACGCCGGATAATGGGTCGTGTTCACCTGCGGGGATGTGTGGGGCGTTATATGCGCCGAAAACACCGGCGGAGTACGTGGTCCCGTCGCCGATTCCGTTGAATGATCCCGCGCGCCGGGTTGGGTTTTATGGGGCGGACCGTCGGTAATGACGGACGGCGGTGAATAAATTTATTATTTTATTATGATATTGTATATAACATAATAAAAATAACAGTAAATAAGTGCAGACTATGTCCGGAATAAAATATACCAAAAAGGAAGTAATATCTTGGTTTTCTCCATTACAGGATACATATAATTTGGATGAAAACAATAAAAAATTTAATAATCATGTTGGTTCTTTCGTAAGAAATGGAGAGTCTCTTGTGAATAGTTGGACTAAATTATACGCAGAATGTATGCTTGATATTGGTATTGATATTGGTAAAGATTCAAACACATATAAAGAAACATTTAAGAGTAAATTCAAAGAGATATCTGGTGTACCAGATGATACGAAATGGAATCTTATGACTAAGAAAGAATTTATACAATTATTCGCACAAACCATTGTAGCAATTGATAGAGATACGCAACAACGAAATAAGGATATTGATGCTGCACAAAAAGAACAAGATGCCGAAGAACTAGCTGCGTATAATAGAAATGATATGTTTGAGGGTGGATCAAGAAAAACTGCACGTAAGCGTATTCGTCGTCGTCGTAGCAGTCACCGCCGTCGTGCATCAACCCGCAAACATAAAAAATAGTAGACACATTTACCTATATTATGCGATCTTGCTTTCATCCAAATCAAGATCATCTATTTTGAAACATTTGATTAGAGTATCGGATGGACGTTTGACGCCGTCCGATGGACGTGTATTCGACGACGACGACGATTTAACATTTCGGTTATTATTGAACAACACCGACATCATTGTAGCCATCTTCGTTGCCGTCACTTCTGTCGTCGTGGTATCTATATCCGTAGCGTCCGCGCCGTCCGCACCGTCCACGCCGTCCACAATCGCTGTATCCAATTTCACGATTTTGACGAATTCTTGTGTAGTAGTATATTCATCATTTGAATACGGGTGCGTCCCTCCCGGCGCGGGTCTGCGTTTCGCCGGCGCCCGATGTTCGAACCCCGTCTGGCGTTCTTCTTCAATCATCGTCCATACCTGCTCAAGCACCAGCGCCGCCTCCGAAAACCATAACCTATTCCTACGCACCAGAACGCAACTATATTCATCAAGGTACCAGTAAATCGTCCGCACCCAGATATTTCGATCACGCTGGTGTTTCGCAAATACCGCGGCTTCCCATATATCATATTCTTCCACCGTCACCCCAATCGGCGCGTATTCATATAACTGTATCGGTTGCGATACATACCCCTGATACGTCAGTGCGGGTGAGGTTTGAAACCAAAGGATGATTCCCTTTTCATTCCCCTTGACGGTATATCCCGTCGATGACGAGGATACTTGATCGGCAATATAATCAGTTTCATTGTCGTATTCCTTGAAACGTGTCTCTACGAAATCACATTCATCTAGATCGCAAACCTCCATTTGAATCTGTGTTTGAATCCAGTATTCTTCTTTAGGCTTGCCCGTGATTTCACGATTCACAATATTCTTGATTTCAACCATCCGACCATAGATGGGCGATGTGGGGTCAATATTGATCCCGTCGGGTGACGCTCCAATGAAGGGGTATGTATCATGTTGAATACACCCGAATTCGCCTAGTTTTGTCTGGTTCCTGCGTTCATATACCATTACCGTGAGTGGTTCATATCGCTGTCCCCAGTGAAGAGGTGAATTCACAGAACCTTGAAGCGGACCAGATGGTCCCCCGGATGCCGCGCCGCCACTGGATGCCGCGTAGTTTTTACACTTTTCATACACGAGCTGGTTCACGGATGCTTGTGAACCGAACGCTTTAGAGGCTGCACTTGCAGTGATGAGATTATTACGCCGGGCGTACCATTCGGGTGTTCGTTGGTCAGGTTGCGGTTTTTCACGCAAGGTCTGTATTTTCTGTGTCATCTTGCGAATCGTGTCGGTGTCGTCACTGACCGACGACGACGACTGAGCCCGTCGCGGCGCTATTTCTTCATAAAATCTCTCGAAGAGTTCATCATATAACTCGCAGATATATGCATCAAGAACATCATTTAATGCGTCGGCTTCAGCAGCAGTGGCGGTTGAGTAATTGGATCGATGCGTCGCTCCGGTCATTTCCGAGAAATATTCGCATAAGTAGCTGTCGATCCATGTGCCGACAACCTCTTCTTCGTTGAAATCCTCACGCTTGAATTCCAATATATTCTCTCGCGCAATTTCGGCCAATTCATCAAGCGCGTCGTTGATAATTGTCTCTCTATCTTCATCGGTCGGAAGTATGGAATACGGGGTGGATGCTTCGGGGTCGTCTGTGTCTGTGTCTGTGTCGTCGGCGGGGTCGTCGTCCCGGTCACTGTCTTTAGTGCAATCACTATATTGTTCACTATGTTTGCAATCATTGATTTCAACATCTAAATCATAAATCATTTCATATATATATAAATAATAGAAATGCGTTTATATTCGTAATAATAGCAGTAACACCAATCAATTTTATCTATACAATTAACGACCACGACAACGATGACGCATCAGTATTATTATATCACTTTATACTAAGTATTTAAATTATTATATAATAAAGAGTCGTAATGGTTGGCGCTGGTTTATTGCCGGCAGCAGTCCATAAGGGAACGATTTATTTATTATTTGGTCGTGAGAATGAACTCAATGATACACCTGGTTGGGCCGATTTCGGCGGTGGTTCAAAACCGAACGAGACGCCATTGGATGTGGCGACACGAGAAGGCAGTGAGGAACTCAACGGACTCTTGGGTTCACAATCACATCTCAAAAAGATTGCTGTTAAGCATAAAATAGCGGAACTTTTGTTTAAAACATATACAACGATTGTCTTTAAAACAGACTATGACGAGAGATTGGAGGATTATTATTTGAATAATTACCGGTTTTTTGAAAAATATCTGCCTGGTGCTAAAAAAAACCCTCATAACGGTCTGCTTGAAAAGGCGGAAATAAAATGGTTTACATTCGCTGAATTGCGTAAGAACAGGTCGAAATTTAGGGCGTTTTACAGAAATATGGTGGATGTTATTTTGGAACATGAAGACGAGATTAAGAGCAAACTCATAAAACCGATTTGTGGTCCTAAATGTAGTTTGAAGGTGACCCGAGGTGTGAAACCTGTGCTGACTCGGACTCGGGGGACGAAGAAACGGTCGAAGAAGACTCGACGGACTAAACGTACGAAGAAACGCAACTAATACATTGCATCGCATTGATTTTTATGATATCTGCAAAATAACATAAAACTAAAAAAATTGAAATACGTATACCCTATGAATAAACTTGTAGCAACATCGATATCAAATATGACTTCAACTATTTTCGAAATTATGACTATTCACTCGACAAAAACAGAAATTGAGGTACCCGCCCCTGCCCCTGCTTCCGTCGCCGCCCCCCCTGCAAAAAAAAGAAAGAACGTGGATTTTAATATCTGCGAATTGGTCGACGCAATTCTTATTGCGTTTCAATGTAAGTTATTAGCGCCCACGGCGCCCGCGCCCACGAACGCCAACACGATTAGCGCATTGTGTCAAGAATGGTTAGACACTATTAGCGTGCCGTCTTGTATTCGGTTGAATGATTTCACCGACTTGTCGAAATACATGACCGACTTCACATCAAAAACTGCGTGTATTTCGAAACGCATTGTAGAGTTCGAAAAGGTTGTGGTTACAAACCCCGAATTTAAATTCACAGACATCTTGTGTATTTACATTTCCGGCAAGAAGAACGCCCACCCAAAAATCCAAACATTGAACGCCGGTCTTGATATAAAACAACAAAAGGGCGATATTTACATCGAATACACCACCGGTGAAATCGCGGGTTGGTCGTGTAAGCAAAGTTCGAACGCGACAAAATCAAATTACAGCGTCCAGAAAATCCTAGGTGCCGAGATTTCGAGGCAATTGAAAAAGACCAAAAGCGAGTTTCTCTCTGCGAACGGATTCCCCACATTTTCCAAAGAACAACGCGATTCGGTGAATCAATTGTTCTATCCGAAGAATAAGGAAAACCCGTATTGGGAAAAAATGCGTGATGAAATTGCCAAGAATAAGTCGACTGTCATAACCGAATTAGTGAAAGGTCTCACGGGATATACGATTCCATACCCTTTATACGAATTTGATGGGACGTCATTCCAGAGTCTCAATGCGGTAACTGTCAGTGTGAATGATGAGGGCGCGCCGCCGCCGCCGACGACGACACTTGAAGAACACGCCGATTATTACAAGATGAAAAACGGAGAAGAACGCTCAGCCGCGAAAATGTTCTATCAATTATGCGTCATGGGAAAAAAATATCGTGTTGAAATCCGATGGAAGGGGAATGTTCATGGAGCGTCGCCTCAGTTTCAGATTCATGACGATCATACCGCGATCCACGACCACGACGATGAGTAATCAGGATAAGTAAACCACCTTTTTCTTACGCAGTATTACGAACAGGGAGTTGAAACTCATAATGTTTCAGGGTTGAACTAATGACAGTATATACATTATCCACATTGACACTATTCCCCAATTGTTTATAACTTTTCTTATCATCCTCCGCCAACTTGAATGACTCAGGGAACGATTGTAGTCGTGCACACTCACGCGGGGTTATGTATCGTTTCTCCTTTCCGTAGATCGGGATCTGTGAAATCGCGACAAGTGTCGGGAAATATTGACCTTTTTTCACTCGAATTCCCGATTGCCGAATTTGAATGAAATGATTGAAAATACTGTCGCTTGTTTGAATCGGACCTGTTTGCCATTCCAACTTTCCATAGATTTCGCGTTTTTTCAGTAATTCTTTATGTATTTCATACCACGCCACGAAAATGTCGCGGTATTTCTCGATGATGGGGCGATTTTTGGTGATATAGTCACTCTTCCAGTCAGGAAACGCGTCTAATTCCGATTGTGAATACGGCGTAAACGCATCGTGAATCATGATTGTCGGCGACATCTTTTGCCCGATTTCCATCTGTTTGACGATTTCATCCCACGCTTCCAATACGTTGAGAATATCGTCCTTGATGAAATATTTGGGCGGGATACTGGCCTTCTTATCCAAGAATTTCTGAAATGTCGCGCCGACGCATTTTGTCATAGGAGGCAATTCAATCTCGGACGATTCGATTGCGATGTCATTGCGGACGCATACGAAATATACACGCTCGCGTTGTTGTGGAATACCGTAATTATGCGGCGAGATTTGAAATATTTGTAGTTTGTAGCCTGTTTCGGCAATTCTGTGCTTGATATATGCGATCACCTCGCCATTGCTGACTTTCAGAATATGTTTGACATTCTCGAGAAACATGAAACGCGGTTTTCTTACTTTCGCAATCCGGATAATCTCGTCGAATAATAGACCGCGTTCATCATCAAAACACTTCTTCTTACCTCCATTACTGAACGCCTGACAAGGAAATCCGCCGCACAAAATATCGAAATCCGGCAATGTCGTGGGGTCGATTGTTTTTACATTATCAACGGGTTCGATCCCGTAATTATCCTGATATACTTTACGACAATCCTTGTCGATATCGCATGCGAGGAGGCATTTGGCACCCATTTGATGAAGCGCCTGATGAAACCCGCCAATACCGCAGAAAAGGTCGATAAATGTGAGATCGGCACTACTTTTTGGTTGAACTACAGGATCGAGGGCGGGTAGGACCGCCGCCGGCACTGGCGCCGTCGCCTTTTTACTGACAATTTTGAATACTTTTTTCGCGGGTACTGTGGCCATTATTCAGGATATAGATTGCGTATAATGCTATAATTTATCACCTCGTTATTTCTAAATCAATTTTACGTTGAATTACTTATGTTTTTTATGATATCTCCGAAAATAACATAAAACTAAAAAAATTGAAATACTTATAACAAAATGAATATAATGGTAACTCAGAAGAATACATCGAAAATGGTTTGCAGTAATTGTAAGATGATCGGACACAACAAGAAGACCTGCACTATGGACAAGGTAAGTTCGTGCCACGACGCCGAAACAGTGGCGTCAGTGCCAAAAACGAAAAAAACGAAAAAAACGAAAATCGAAATCGACATGGAAAAGTTGAACCAACCCGACGCATATACGTCTGATATCCTGCGTCGTCGCTTTCGCCGCTTCAAAGAAGACCACGACGAACTTTGTGAAATCAAAGCATCTACTGGATTACCCATCCGTCATCAAAACCCCCCCGAAGACATCACTGAAAACATCGCAAAATTCGTTATTCAGAATCACGACAACGACCCCTCATGCAAATGGGCCAAATCGGTGGGTTTAAATGGCGACCTTTGCTCCGAGAAATACCCGATTGAATTCCCACCCGAGGTCAAAGCATTTACATCGGACGGTCCTTTGTCTTTCGGACCTGACAAAAAATTCGGCGCCATCTACTTCGTGAACATGATGGATTTGTTTAAGAACGACAATCTGATTGTGTGGAAGGCCAATCTGACGAGCGAATCACCCGAATGGAAACAAACAAAAATGAATAAGGCGCAAACATTCGACGACCAGTGTGTGCAAGGCCGTCGTCCTCATATTTCGTGGTTTTCGCTTTATCCGCAAATCGGCGAGCATTGCGTCAAGGTCTACGAGGGGACATTTGAAGGGATATTCACGGCGTCGGCGTCACCGCTGACGATGATCACAGAGGATGCCGAGCAATTCCAATCAACCGCTTCGCAATAAGTTGAACAACCGGAAGTGAAACAGCATTCCCAGCCATTTTATATAGGTTTGTATCTGAAATTGTACTCGGTAATATATATGACGCTGGAAAACCTTGAAAATTGAAACACTCTCGCGGGGTGAGTTTTCGAATACCGCCGTCGGCATTATCGACAATGAGCGGAACATTATGACCTCCGCCCCCCATATTCGCGGTGAGTGTCGGACATTCGTTACTCTTATTCTCGCGAACATAAACACGTCGGTATTGATATACAGTGTTTTTTTTTGTGACGCTTTCTGATACGAGACCCCATGTTGCGGATTTTTCTGTATAATAGTATTTGCTGGCTACTGGGTTTGTTTCCAGCATCGCGGATATGCTCGCCTTTGGTATTGCTGGGAAATCTAGTGTAAACTTTTTAAAGACGTCCGCACCCGCACCCTCCCCCTCGCCCTCGCCCTCGCCCTCGCCCGCCTCTGTATCTTTACGGATACACACGATATATATTCTCTCGCGATGTTGCGGAATACCCGTTATATCTGATGTATTTAATACCTTGAATTGAATATTGTACCCCTTTTTTTCGAGATTTGTTTTGATTGTTTCAAATGTAGTCTTTTCATCGTGTGATACTAGATTTTTCACATTTTCTAATATGACAAATCGCGGTTTATGATAATCGATGATTTTAAGGATTTTCCAAAACACGTTTGAACGTTCATCTTGGAACCCTTCTTGTCGTCCCGCGATGCTGAAAGGCTGGCACGGAAACCCACCGGTTAGTATATCGTGTGGCGGTATATCTTCAACCTTTATCTCATTCAGATTTCCCAGTGTTAATTTATGCTTAAAATTAGTGTCATATAGTGCTTTGGACCATTCCACCATATCGTTTGCGAATACGCATTCTACCTCACCGGTTGATTCGAATGCGTGTGTAAATGCACCTGTTCCTGCGAATAAATCAATCATGCGCAATTTCGCGGGGGCGGGCGCAATGACGGACTCGGACTCGGGTGCTTGAACTTTCGACTTTACGATTTTAATAATGCGTTTGCTCATGATGGACAACGATGTAATTAATGTATATTATAACTTATTTTATAATGTATATTCAATTTTACGTTTAATTACTTTATTTACAATGAAATCGACCCTATGAATCCGCGGATGTCACAGCATCTTCCATAGCGGTTCCTATTCTGCGCTTCTTTGACATATTTGTTGTCGGCGCCAGTGACTTCAGAGTCGATTGGCGCTTTTCGCACCTTTTCAATGTGAATTTTTTGAGTCCGGCGTGAAAAATCAAGCACGGTATACTTGTAACAGTCCCAGTGATTTTATCATAGACTACATCTTTGGCGCGCAACAGTTTCTTCTGTTCCAAATTCGCAAGAAGAAACCGATACAACGTGGTGATTTCTGCGTCATTACATTCTTGTTCTTTGCCGTATCTTGTCGCGAATTCCTTCAGTTTAACGACCTTCGCGGACTTATCGAGTTTATTCCAGGGGTCGCTTTTATTTGAATTCTTCTCGTTTTCAAGGATATTATCGATATTGGGGTGAGTTACGACATCAGGTTTCAACATACCGTAATTTCCGGTAAGGAGCATATTCTTGTAGTTGATGTTTTTGAGGGCTTGGTCTTCGGCGGGGGCGGTGGCGATGGCGATGGTGGTAGTGGCTGGGGTGTGAGGAGTGGCTGCGGGAGTGGTGCTGGCGGGAGTGACAGCGGTGGGAGTGGTAACGGTGAGAGTGGCGGTGGTGCTGGTGGGAGTGGCGGTGGGAGTGACAGCGGTGGGAGTGACAGCGGTGGGAGTTGCAGATTTTCTAGGCATAATGATGTAAGATAGTGGGTGTTGAACAGGTGGTATACATAATATATGAAGATGACTTAAAGTCGTTTTTTGTATATTATGGATTTACATGGCCACAAATGACCTTATCATCTTTGTATCGACAACAGGAGACATCACAGCCTTCGGGCGATTGTTGGCATTCACGCTCGTCGAGTTTCCATTAAACCAGTTGTCGAGCAACTTGGAAGCAGGTTGGACAGGTCGTCCTGTGGTAAGCAGGTTGATGGCGTCATTGCCAGTGTAGGCGCCAGCCTTAACCGACGAGGACGCACCGAAGACGGTCTTTCCGGAGAAGGACAAACCAACGGCGGCGCAGGGTGCCGAAGCAGAAGAGGGATTCAAAGACATTTTATGATAAATCAACAGATTTTATTTTTATATCGATTTTATGATAAAATAATCATAAAATACTTGCAACAACGGCAACTTTTCCCGCAATATCGGAAACTTTACCCGCAATTTGTCCGATTTTACGGATAGGTTGGATGATTTTACTAAAAGAGAATCTCTTCTCTTCGGGAGCGGACGCGGACGCGAAACTCAGCGAGGTCATTAAATCGAGGGTGATGGTGGTGTGTCAAAGCAGGTTATGATATAAAACAATATTTTAGTTTTATACCGTATCGGGTATAAGCGCGAAGCGCGAGCAAACTTTAACGGCGACCGCCAAGAGGCAGACCCATAGACGCGGCCTCGGTGCGGGTAAGAGCACCAGCGTTGTTCGCGGCAACTTGTGCGGCGTGAGTAGGGTTAGCCAAGTAACCGTTGGCGTTCATCGTATAGCCGTTAGACTGATACGTAGCCTTGGCGTGGGGACGAGCACCACCAACCGAGAAGTTCAGGTTCCCGGACACGGATCCGGAGACGCGAACTTTGGCAGCGCGAGCCGCAGTAGCAACGAGGGAGATATGGTTCAAAGACATTTTATGATATAACCGGATAAAATACTTTTACACCCTCGCACATTTACACGGCACAAAATACAACTACAATTATTCTATTTATTACATATTTTTATTCTAAATAAATAGAAATTTATTAATTGGTATTGTTTAGGAAAAACTCTTTTGGGTATTTTTAGTTAATTTAATATAGAAATAACATATTTATATACTATATAACTAAAATGGGTAAATATAGTTGCGAAAAATGTGCTAAAACCTTTTCTCAAAAATCACACTACGACAAACACATTAGTCGTAAAAATCCTTGTGAAATTCAAACAGACAAAATTAAGGCGTTAATAGATAAAGCAGTAGATGAAAAATTGATTGAATTAAATATAAAATTGAAACTAAATAACACTGAAAGTAATATTACAATCAACATAACCGAACAAATGAATATTTCAAAGAAAACTCGCAAAGAACTTATTTCGCTTTGTAATGATAAGAATATCAAAGGATATAGCGGAAAGAAAAAAGATGAGATTATTCAACTTATTGTAAATAACCCACCAGCAGAGATTACTCCACAAAACGCAATTGTTAATACAAGTATTATAGATATTATTCCACCCACAGATATTACAAATATAAAATATATTGATTTATTCTGTGGTATTGGTGGATTTCATCAAGCACTAAAAACTATTATTCCTACATCGTCATGTGTATTAGCATCTGATATTGATGAAAATGCAAGAAATACATATGAAACAAACCATAAACTAAAGCCACTTGGCGATATTAAAAAGATTGATATTAATTCAATTCCTACATTTAACCTAATTTGTGGAGGTTTTCCTTGTCAGGCGTTCAGTACTGCACAATGGAAAGATAAGAAAGCGTTTGACGACCCACGTGGGACATTATTCTTTGATATTCTAAAAATTATTGATATTCATAGACCTAAATGTATTCTATTAGAAAATGTATCAAATTTGACAAAGATAAATAAAGGTGCTGTTTTACAAACATTATTGAATTCTTTGAAAACACGCGGGTATAAAGTTTCATATCAATTACTAAGTCCTCATCAATTTGGAATTCCTCAAAACAGAGAAAGAGTATATATTATTGCAACAGCATCTGAAAATGAATTTGATTTTAAAACTTTATCTCAACGGACATCTACTTGTAAGTTATCTGACATTCTAGATACAAATGTATCAGAAGACTATTATATTGATACATCTAAATATATAATGCTGACCCCCACGCAAATTAAAAAACAATCTAAAAGTGGATTGAAGTTCTGTGGTTACCTAAAAGGGAATCTAAGAAAGGTTGGAGCAAAAGAAAACACAGAGCATTTATCAAGAGTTCATAAACAATTGATGCGGATTTATAGTAGTGACGGAACACACCCTACGTTGGCTGCATCTGAGACTTCTGGTAGATATCATATTTATGAAGAATCATCCAAAAGAGTAAGACGACTAACTTTAAACGAATGTTATAAATTAATGGATTATCCTTCAACATTTATAAAAAATACAAATAAGAGTGCTGCATTTAAGCAAATCGGAAATAGCGTTTGTGTGCGTGTTATTGAAGAGATTGTTAAAGAGATGGTGAAACAAGAAGTGATGTAAGAATTTCGTTGATGGAATCTTTGATAGAAACACTCATATTTCTATAAGATACTATCTGTCTTCTTAACTCTTTAATGAATATCAAACATATTGTACTTTCATGAAATAGTGTCTGCTGTAGATGTGACATAACAAATCCATTTAGCGTGTCAATACATATATTACTTTTAACAATATTTCTTTCTATATTTGCAGTTGTAATTATATATTTCAAAGGGATAACTTCATTCTTTGTTTTTTCATCAAATATCGCTACAATTGTGTCGTCTATTTTAATTTTATGTTTGACTTCAATAGCAATTTTGCATATAAAACTCATATCTAATCCTTCAATATCTCCATATGATTTACAATGATTATCTGGTGCGGTATGTTCTTTTAATGGCTTTATTGAAATTCCTACCCACAAATATGGTTGAATTACCGATAGTAATGTGTGTGCAATAATTACAGGAATAACAGATGCTCCACTACCAAGTTTATTTATTTCATCAAGTAATTTTGAAATATCAAGTATATTCATATCTTTTGAAGATATAACAATAGAATTCTTCAATATTGTTGTTGTTTCCTTTCTGTTTTTTAGAAATGACAACAAATATACAAGTATATCATTTATAAGATATGTATCTATTTTTGTATTTATTAATTCTACAATATTTAGAAATGATATTTTACTCTTTGGTGGAGAAATCATCCCTGAATATTCTTTATTGAATGGTTCTGGTTTTTCAAATGAACGTGTAAGAGCAAATGGGGTGGGTGTATCATATAATCCATTTTTATATAGGTAAGCAGATACATATTTTCCATCTATTGTTCTTAAACTACGCCCTCCTTCCATTTGGGTTTGATGAAGACGAGTATCATAATCAGAATGAGCTATCTTTGCAATTACCGAAACAATAGTTGCCTTAAATGGCGCCCAAGATATTGAAGTATTCTTTGATATTATATCAAGATGGTCTTTGATACATATATCTCCACATTTTTCCATTAAACGAGTAGTATTAACTATATTAGAATCTAATCCCTTTTGAAGTATTGATGAATAATCATAAGTAATCTTTACTTGTGGAATTACATTTATATAAGTTTCAGCGTCAAGTTTTGGTGCTGAAACTGGCGTAGTCGTCTTCTTACATGAACGATTGTCGTGTCCTTCTTGCTTACAGATAGAGCTTTTCATTTCGATGCTTTGGTATTCGTTTTTGGTGGGTTAAATTCCGTTTATTATTGATTATAGTTTAAGTATTGATTATAGTTTAAGTATTGTAATATATTTATTATTGAATAAAAACAACTCAATTTTTTTTCAATTGGGAATAGAATAAATAAAATTGAATTCTAATTTATGTATCTAAACGAGCGTCGCAGACTACACAGATACACTCATTCCATTGCATAATGAACCTTTTCATTCTCTCGCTTGATCCTGCTAAAATCGCGGAATATATGATGGACAAACATATTGCGAAAATCATCCTGGAGGCAGTCCAGATGTTATGCACGACCCATCGATTGTGCGCCGGCGCCGACCGCGATATCGACCAATGCGTCTATAAAATCGCGCATAAAAACCACCCCGTCACGATCTGGTGCCGCGCATCTCAAGCCAACTTCATCTGGACATTAGACCTCATCGACGCCATGCACGCTGAATGGAAATACAGATACGGACATCCTCCGCACAAGCAACACAAATCATACGGCGTCGCACAATATTTACGCCAGAATATCCCACCGGCCGCATCGTTTGAGTGCGTTAAAGTCCCCGGAGTAATGACACCCTTTGCACTGGCCATGCCCGATGAATATAAAATCCGCGCCTCGAGGGGCGGAGAAGTCACAGGAACAAGTGCCGGTCATGATATTTACGATGCAGTTGCATCATACCGGAGTTATTATTTGTCCGAACCCAAGCGCCGGATTGCGAAATGGAGGAAACTGCGCGGAACGCCGGTATGGTATGCACGCGGATTGCGGCAGATATTGGGTCGACCTGCGCCTAAATTGGTAATTGTGCGTGCGCCGATTGGGAATTAATGAATTGGAATATTAGATTATTACTTAAACTGTATCTATTCAAAATAAACTAAAGATACGCAGTCCTTTCGTCGCGTCGAGTCGCATCGAATAATGTCAATCACAAACTTTTCAATATACGGTATATACGAATATTATACACATGGTCCAATCACCAGAACCGGACTTATTCACAGGACGATGTATTTTCCGCACCAGGATGACCATGAAGTCAAGAGAATTGTCGCACATTATTCTCGGTTTATTATTTTAATACAACAAAACGAGTACGCACTCGGGTGTTTTCAACGCGAGATTCAACCACACATTCATGCGGTCAATAAACCATATATTATTATTTCGTGTATGGACGACTTTACATTCCCAGAGACAGTAGTTGGATCTTTTTTTGACATGTGTCCATCGCCGTTATTCCGGCATTGGTTCGCCGCAAACTGCCGTGTTAGGATACAATCAGAGCGTGCGAAAATAACCCCGATTCCGTATGGAATTGATTACTGGACACTTTCCACACGAACCGCCTGGGTGAATACTCCGATCACGACGGCCTACACACAAGATCGGCATCTCTCGAGATTGCGAGATTCAATCGTTCATTTTTCAAAACGTATAGACCCCGACACGGTATCACCACCGAGAATATATATTAACTTCCAATTTAATATGGATGGAAATGGCGGCGCCGAGAGATTCGCAGCGTTTCATACGATTCCGAGAGATTTAATGTCAATTCAAGAATCACCAGTCAATAGGTATGATACATGGGGTGCATATACACAACACATCTTTGTGGCGAGCCCGCGGGGGAATGGATTGGATACGATACGCACATGGGAAGCACTCATGCTCGGGTGTATTGTCATTATTCGTCGACTTCCGGATGTTTGTGACATTGAGGAATTATATGCGGACTTACCTGTTGTAATCATAGACGCCTGGTCGGATATCTCGAGAGATTTCCTGAATCAAATTCTCTCGGAATATTCACCCCGAACCTTCAATTATGCGAAACTTACGACATCATACTGGATACGTCGTATCGATGACGCGTTCGATCAATGACGCGTTTATTCCTCATCATCCTTATAAAAATCACACGCAATAACCAATTTGTTATTACTGTCTTTAACAGATTGCCATTTCATTTCAGTCTTAGTTTTTAGTTTCTTACTTAATTTCTTTACTGCGGCCTCCATTTTTTTAGCAGTATACTCATCCTTGACATACATTGTAAATAATAACATTTTATTTACAATGATATAATAATTTTACTAAATGTGCGACGATCAATACAAAAATCAGATGGTGTGGCGCGTATTTAGTAGGTTTGTAATATACTAACGTATATGTATTGATAACGATACAATTCCATTGCATTCCATTATGAAGAAAATAGATATACTTGGCAAACGTAATCAGGATAAAATTAAGCAAATGGCGGACCCTGATGCGGTGATTGAGAAAAAGGTGCCGAAGAATCGGGCTGTGATACCGGATGAGTATTATAATCCGTCGCAATCTCTCGGACTCTCCGTATTGAAGGCTCATATCGCGAATGTATCAATCGGGGCAACACCTCTACCCGAAGAAATGAAACACATCCTCCGAGAGATTGACCTTAAACGTAAAGCCTATATTTACCAAGATAAACAACATTCTATATATGATGCACGGTTCTCTATCACCACCGACCAAATTGTGGATCTTCTGGTGTCTTCTGAACTCTTATGTTATTATTGTCGAGAGATTTGCCAGGTTACATATAAGGAATCCATGTGCCGGAAACAATGGACCTTGGACAGGATAGATAATGACTACGGTCATAATTCGGCAAACGTAGTTATTGCATGCTTGGATTGTAATTTGAAGAGGGGGACGATGGACTCCGAGAGATTTCGTCAGGGGAAGCAATTCACTTTTCGGAAGGTAGAGTAGGGTGTAGATATTCAAATGTATTTATTCGTATAATGTTTGAGATTTAACATATATTTTTTTTAATAATGTTAGAAGTAAAGCCATCATAACAACTAATAGTAATATCGTATCTATCTGATTTGATGGTAAATATCTCGATAAAAATGTAGTGGTTATACTGGAAGAATCAATTGTATTGTTCTCTATAGTTCGGTTTAATAATATGTTCTCACATAACGTTAATATACATTTACCTTGAAAAACACACCATCCAATCAACGTTAACGATTGACTAAATATCAAAATATGTAAATATAACGTGTTAGTTACAAATAACCATCCAATATTCATTACAATGGTTAAGAATAAATGTATAATATGAATTACATAACCCAATATAGTTATTATTTTATCATTTATAGATATCATAATTTATACTATTATACAATATGAAAAAATATGATATGATTACATACTAACTACGAATACAATTTACTGTCCTCCACATTCCGCGTCACCTCCTTAATAAACTTATCTGTATCCAGTAATTCATTGATATTATCCTCCCACGCTTTTCGATACCGAAAGAGGAACCCGACAAGTCCCGCCATCGTAATCGTTTTCTTATTTATAAGTTCGTAAAACCGGTCGAATTCGCGGTCTATTTCCTCCGCTGTCATCTCCTCCTTCCGCATCATATCACGGAACAGATGGCGGATATCCACTTTCTTCGGGTAGTTCATATGAATAATCATATCTGTTCTCCCCTGGCGCAGCAACGCGTGATCCAAACTCTCAGGATGATTCGTTGTAATAAATGAAATAAGACCCTTGCGGAAAAAGACGCCGTCAAGCAAATTCAAGAGATTGCTGAATGTGAATGTGCTCTTGTTTTCTTGGGTTCCGGTGCGTTTATCAAACAGACAATCGATGTCTTCGAAGAGGAGGACGGACTTGGGCGGGATATCACGGAATGCGGCAAGGGCCGTATTATTATCCGTGTCATGGTTGATCGAAAAAATACACAAGTTATACCCGATTTCCTTACACATCGCCTTGATGATACTCGTCTTACCACTACCCGGAATACCCGTGATGAGATAGTTCTTCTTATACGGAATCCCGAACTCATCATATTCCTTCTCCTTCGTCAAAAAGTCCATAATATCCGCACGCATTTTCTGTTTTAGTTTCTCGTCAAAATAAACGGTGTCTAGGGTGCGTGAGGGGATTTTGTTATAACGCATCCATTCTCCGTATTTCGTCATGACATATACATGGAGTTTACTAACATCTTGTTCATTGTTCTCTAAGAAGTTGTCGCTTTCGCGGTAGAAGTGATGAAATATAACCGGGGAATCCGTGCGAATCGTCATATATTCGAACTTTGCTGCTTCATCGTGGGTTCCGATGATTTTCTCTTGCTGGCGGTAAGTGATTAAAAACTCGGCTGATTTTTCGGGGTTGGTCTTCGTTGCAGGGACCTTATAGGTATATTTATAGTTTCCATACCCGATTTGCGTATAACAAAAATCCTCCTTGTCGTATTTGTAGGGGCGGCGGCGCAACTTTAGCGGGATCACTGGGTCGACTACGGTTACGCCAGTGCCACTGTCACTGTCACTGTCGGGTATATGAACCAGATGCTCTATCGTATGATACATATACAGTAACATTTGATTCATTACACTCCCCAGATCCGTGTAATATTCGTATTGTCCTGCAGGCATTTTGTGTAAATCCACGACAAGTTTACTGTTTTGGACGCTTTCATCGTCGTCGCTTGAAATGTTGCTTTCATAATCGCTTGTCTTGAGCATCGAATTGGCCTTTTTATACTGGGCGGCATCTTGCGGTGAAATAGAATCGGCGCGTTCGAGAGACATACGGATGGAATGGTATCGATTATTGATATATTATAATGAGATGGGTTTATATCGTATCGCGAAAACCGATGTAAATCGGTTTAAATACTTATTCATATGTTTATTACACCGAACGCACACGTGATGCTAGCCTGTCTTCAACCTACCAAAGACCAACATTGCCAACCGGTATTACCGGCAGCCGCCGCCGCCCACGGAACGAGTATATATAATACCCAGAATGACCTTCTGCTTCATAAAGTCCTGCGGTTCTATAATGAAAACAATAGCGAGAATATGGATCGGATGCTTTCGGTGATAAATGGAACCACAAATATTTCATTGCGAATTATGGACTGGTTTGTTACCAATTATTCGAAGAAGCATTATACGGTATATGACCTTATCGGGACCGGCGGAAACAGTGGCAGTGGCGCCGGAGCGCCATCTAAGCGATTCAAAGTATATGTGGATTATAAACTGAAACTCCGTGCATATTCTAAAAAGCGGTTCGACCCCTTTTGTCGCTGGGACCGAATCAATGTTCCTTATAAGAATGGGACATATATTCAGACCACACTGGGCCAGTTAAACTTCTTTAAATGGGCGATTGAGAATGAGGTTATTCGATATATTCAGGATAATTATAGTTCGATTGAGGCGGATATGAATATTCGGAATAATACTTCACGTAAAATTGCGAAATCGCATCAGACATCATCCGCGACGATTGATGGTTGTGAATTGAAAATTCAGCACACGACGTATGACGAAAACGGTGACAATCAGTACGACTGTGAGACAATATCTGATATGGTCACGACGACCATGGCGACCGCTACGGCGAAACAGCGTAAAAAACGCGAAGAATTGTCGGATTCAGCAACCAGAAGCATCAAAAGGGAATTTGTAAATATTGTATTGACGTTTGATTGAATGAATCGGTGCGGTGTTCCGCCCGCCGGGTATGCGGTGGAACAAAGATAAAAACATATATAATACTAATATTACAGTTAGTATTATATTCAGATTCGCGAATCATGGGAAACCAAGTATCACTGGTTCCAAAAGTGAGTTATGAGGATATCCAGATGATTGTTTACCGTAATACACATGTTCCACATTCAACTATTTTAATCAATACACTCCCTCCATCGCTTCAACATTGTCTTATAAAAACCACAGTAGATATACGCAGTGAAGAACAACTGATAAATAAATGTCTTATGATCACACCAAACGTCATGATTATAGTATACGGTAAGAATTCAAACGACATCACGATATTACATAAATACGAACAACTTGTAAAATTAGGATTTACGAATGTACATATTTATACTGGAGGTATATTCGAATGGATGCTCCTTCACGAAATATACGGAAAAGATCTATTCAAAATAACGCGATATGAAATCGATATTCTGAGGTATCGACCCAAGTCGGTGTTATTGACTGCGATGACTATCGGGGGATATATTGAAGATGATACAACAAGGTCATCATATAATGACGCAGCCATCACACCCCCCTCTCCAGATGATTGTCGTATTCACATTCCAGATCAAGAAGGCGATGACAACGGCGGTGGTGCGGGTGCGGATGCGGGTAGTGGTATATTTTCATCTAGTCTGAAATGGTTATTTGGTTCTTAACGGCGAATGATGCACAATGTGCGTATAAAACAGTTTGGATTTGTATAATGTTATATTATAATACATCGTATCGTACATCAATGTTTAACACACAAACATTCAACACAAAATATGGTAATATAACCTTATTGAAAAATGAAGTGTATATCGGAAATGATTTTAGGCGTAATAAATATTGGGAAGAGGATACGTTGATAAAATTAAAGGAATATATCGACCCGAATCGTAATATTCTAGAAATTGGAGGACATTGCGGAACATCAAGTGTGGTTTATCAGTCCTATCTTAGTGAGAACAATAAATTATTCGTATATGAACCCCAACATGTGATGTATCAAATATTGGTTCGAAACATAAACCAAAATAATTTACAACACAAAATCGTGCCGTTTAATAAAGGTGTATTTTGCTATAACGGTTCCGGTAATATGAATAATATTGATTTAGATGGTGGTGGTGGTGTTGTTAAAATGCGATACACCCAAGAAAGTCATTTAGGTTGTAATTTTGGAGGGATCGGTTTAGGTACAGAAGGAGAATACATTTCATTAACAACGGTTGATGGAATGGAACATGATAATATTGGTTTTATTCATTGTGACGCACAAGGTTCGGAAAACTTCATATTTTCAAGTGCAAAAGAAACACTGAAAAAATACCGACCGGTTGTTTATTATGAAAATAATGAAAAATATGCCAAGCTTCTTTATAATAATGTATGTTCGAATTATCCTAGTTATTCCGTTGAAAGTAAGTTTGATGTTACCGAATATTGTATGAAAGAATTAAATTATACAAAATCTATTGATAGGTTTAATGGCAGTATCGATACATTATTGTTACCGTAAAATCGTGCATATGGATGCATGCATGTGCATATGGATGCATGTGCATATGGATAATTTAGTCCCGCCATGACCCATAACCAAGATGTCGTAGATATTTCCGTTCCATGAGACGTATAGACGAATCATCATCCTGATGTTCGTGATACATTGTAGTTATCACGTCCGGACCACATACCCACAAAATATCAGTTTCTTCCCATTTTTCAAGGTTGGATTGGAATAAACACTCTAGACGCCGCATACATTCGCGAATACACAGTTCCAAGAAGGGATGTCGTTTATAATTCGCGGCGAATGCGAAATTGGCGATACGAAGCACATTTCGCGGATTCTTACATTCCCGTGGTCCTAGTGCGTCTATCGGAACCGTGAATTCTGTGAATAGTATCATCCGGTCGGATTTGGGGTTCGTATATTGAAACGGATTGTCGTTTATCATACAATCCATATCCAGGTAAAATCCACCGTGTTTGTAGATATACAAGAGGCGGCCGAGGTCGGCGCGGACAACCCAATGGGGAATTTTCGCCCATAATTCTGGGAGTCCAGGAAATGAAGAGAGAATCGGTATAATATCCGCGGGGGTGACAATCATATGTTCGGGAATGAACCGTTTATTTTGCTGAATACATGTCATCGGGATTGTGGCGCGTTCATCCGGTTTGAAGTTCCACATATATATGATGGACGATGTGTATGTCGTTGTTGCCATTTCTGCGATGGATTGTCCGCTATATATCATAGATGGCATGTTTATTTATGTCAATTATGTATCCGAGAATCACCCGGGTAATACGGGTCAACGTGTTGTATCGCAGCGGCGGATGGATTCCAACATTTGGTATAATACGATAAATATAATCGTTCATACTGAAACGCATTTTGTTGATGTTTCAACTTGAATTCGTATACGGTTTGTTTCAATAATTGTAATGTGACATCTTCCCATTTATCTACAATCAAAACGGGAAGTTCCTCAAACAATTCGCGAAAAACAGACGTCCTTACAATCGGAATACAACCACATAACAACGCCTCCCATGTGCGATGACAATCCATACCATTTCCGAACGGAGATAATACAAATGCGTATTCTGTCATATTTTTCCACATGTTTATCCGCGGTATGAATGTTGATTGTTGGTGTAATAATGCGGGTGGTATAGTTGACACAGCAGTAAAACGGTCCTTGAAACGGTCAGGACACAACATAACATTCGAATATATTTGTATTTTACGTTGATAAAATGGCGTCATTTTGTCGCGGATTTGTTGAATGAGACATTGTTCTTGCGCGACAGGTGATGAGTATTGCGCTTCCTTTTTTAATTGCCATTTGTGATTTGGTTTGCGGCTGATGGTATGATAGTCCATGCCAATCGGTATTTGTTTTAATTTCATATATGCGGTGTGAATTGCGTTTTCAAGAGAGGATTCGTTTTTTAGAATCACCGCATTCGCGTTCCAAAGTTTTGTTATTCGCTCTTTCAAGAAATCGCGGCAATTTTGTATATCCATATTTTGTGAATACAACTCGCGAAGGTATGGGTTCAATATAAACATAAGAAATGCGTTGGGTTTTTGTGGGACGGTCTCACTGAACATTGTTTTATCACCATCTCCACATACAACAATAAATGGTATTTGAATCTTTGGTGCGTATTCTATGATAAATGTTTGAAACGCATCACAGCATACGTATACAGACGTGGCGACCGTCGACGTGACGACCGTCGACGTGACGATCGATTCTATGAATGTCTGAATATATTCCAAATCTCCAGGACAACTAGACGTCGGGTTCATTGAACGTATATTACATGATTTCAACAATCCCCTGCTTGATACAAAGGAACATGCGGTTTCATCTGTCATTGGAATAAAACAGTATATAATACGTATAATATAAGTATTATACATTTCTTTATCTTCATTAGTTTACATTACATAATCCCCGAATAAATTCTGTTATGCGTTCCATCCGTTGAGATAGAAGTCGCGGCGTCCCGATAATGTCTTCATTTGCGGGGAGTTCCAGAAGAGGGCAGTCGCGTGTGCGAATCCAATCTTCATGGTATTTATGGCATCGTTGAATATAATCCGTTTGGATTGTCTCACCCGCGCGAGCACGTTTCCCGATGCGTTCCAGACACACCTCCGGAGATGCGTTAATATATACAATTCCCGCCAATGGAACATCCGTCAGAAACTCGTCGAACCACATCGTGTAAATCTGGAACTCGTCATGGGAAATATCGCCGGCGTCATACAACATCTTCGCGAATACGTTTCGGTCGGTTTCTACGCTTCGTTCTGTGATAATGAGCTTGATTTTGGGGTTTTTTATCGCATTACGAAGTAGCGCCAGGCGCGAGATATACGCCATCATCTGGAACTTGAACGCATTCGCGCGAATATCCTTGTATAGATTTGTCAGGATATTCACGCCATCTTTATCACATACCTTATTCCACTCTTCGACTGGTTCGTCGAGAAAACATATTTCGTCTTCAAATGACGTTATGGTGGGGAACATCGGCGCCACTACCACCTCGTCCATTGTTACTTCCGACGATGACGACATACGCATTTTGATATATTGCTCGTATTCAATACATGTCGTTGATTTACCTGAACCGATATTCCCGTCAAAACTTACAATGACTGCACGGTGCTGGGGCGGGTGTGATGACATCAAGAATGTATGGATTGCGAAGAAGGGGTGTGTGGGGGTAATATACAATAGACGGGTATATTTAATTCAATTTCGCTGATTATAATGATTATAATCGGCGAATTATAATACTATAATTCGCTAAAATTGAATCAGAAATAAAACAATACACATATTGTATTATATTGCGTGAAGCATCTATCGAAGTATTATTATTATGTCATCTGCGTCTACTGCGTCTTCCGAGACAAAATCCATCCCCGACTCACATCTCATCCAAATGAAACTTACCGGCGAAGAATGGAATGGTGTTGAAATTATGGAACCTGACGATGAAATGCGTATCTTACGGTTGATTATTGACGGATTCCACGATGTGAATCGGGTATTCAATCCACACCAGTCGTTGATTTCACGCCTGAAAATAACAATGACGCCTGAAATGGAGGATTATCTATTTGACGAATATTTCAAGAAACGGGTCGAACGTGTTATTGTACTAGGTGGTTTCAAGGTCGGTGCGTTTGAGGTGAAGGCCCGGTCCAAGAAAACAATGAAAAAGATGGATATGATGCGTATCCAGAATATGAATACGACATTTGGTGGGTCAGGAGATACATACGATCATCTCATCATGGATACAGTTGAACTCATTGTGACAACAAAACCGGGTGGTCCGAATGAATGGATGAAGCATTATTATACATTGAAATTAATGCTTCAAAAGTCGGTTGTGGATATTAATTCGCATATTGTAGATTTCGCCAATTTCATCCTGCAAGAATACCTCGCGGATATTGAAATTGCCGGGTTTCTCCGCAACGCGTATCGTTACATCGAACAAAACGAGAATGTATTCAAATACGCGGATTTTCAGTTATATGACCATCAGAAACAATTATTCACGATTGCGAAACGTCCCGACGCGAAGTTGGTGCTTTATATCGCGCCAACAGGGACAGGAAAGACGCTTTCACCGCTTGGATTGTCGGAAAAATACAAAATCATCTTTGTCTGTGCTGCGCGTCACGTAGGTCTAGCTCTGGCGAAGGCCGCGATTTCCGTGAAGAAACGCATCGCGTTCGCGTTTGGTTGTAGCAATATCGACGATATCCGTCTTCATTATTTCGCGGCGAAAGAGGCGATCCGCGACAAACGCAGTGGTCGGATCCGTAAAGTGGATAATAGTATCGGCGATAATGTGGAGATTATGATTTGCGATATCCGTTCGTATTTACTGGCGATGCGTTATATGATGGCGTTTCACCCGCTGGATAATTTATTGATGTATTGGGATGAACCGACAATATCACTTGATTACTCTGAGCACGCTCTTCATCCGATTATCCACCGCAATTGGAGTGGAAATCTGATTCCCAATGTCGTGTTGTCGTCGGCCACATTGCCGCGTGAGGGGGAGATGGCGGGTGTAATCCAGGACTTTAAGGTTAAGTTTCAAGACAAGGGTGCCGACGTATACAGCGTGATTAGTCACGATTTCAAGAAATCGATCCCGATTGTGAATCAGGGCGGATTCATCGAACTCCCGCATTATATGTTCGGGGATGATTATGACCGTGTGCTTGAATGCGTTGAACATTGTAAGATATACAAGACCTTGATGCGATATTTCGATCTGCGGGAGATTTTGCGGTTTATCGGGTTGGTGACGAAACGATTCGAGGACAGCGACGAGGACAGCGACAGCGACGAGGACAGCGACAGCGACGAGGACAACGACGAAGACGCAGAAGGCGACGAGGACAACGACGAAGACGCAGAAGGCGACGAGGACACCGAGGGTGTACGCACGAAAGACGCCGCCACCGCGGACCTCGATCCCGACACTGACGATAACCGCAATCTGGCTATTACATCCGAGCGTTATTTACCCAAAAATATGTTCGGTGATATCGGCGATATTACAATGACAAGTATCAAGGAATACTACCTGCTTCTACTTGAAAACATCCGGCCCAAATATTGGAAACGGATTTACGAAACGCTAGTCGGGGTTCGCAAACCCAAATTCGCATCCGTCGTGAATTTATCCACCAGTGATGCACATACCCTAACGGATGGACCGACGATTTACTTAACCGAAAATGTCGATAAAGTGGCGGCGTTTATGCTTCAAATCGCGAAAATCCCGACGGTTGTTATGGATGATATTATGGCGACGATTGATTTCAATGCACGCGTTCTTGCAGATATTGAGAAAACAGAGAAACTCATCAAGGATCTGGAAGGCGAAAGCAAGGACCCGACGGCCGGAGGAGCATCATCGGGTGCTGGCGAAGAGAAGAAAACCCGCAAATTCACATCTGATACACGCATTAACCCCGAAACGGAACGACTTCACGTAAAAGTCGAAGAATTACGTAAATCTGTGAAGTATACTGCGCTTCACGACTTGTTCGTTCCTAATCGGTTGGAACACCTAAAACGCTGGACGCCCCGCACCGCCATCTCCAATGAATTCACATCGTTCGTGGAAGACGATTTCGTGGAAAAGATTATGCTTCTGAATGTGGAATCGCATTGGAAACTCCTACTGCTTATGGGAATCGGCGCCATCACGAATACCACCGACCAGAAATATACGGATATCATGAAGACGCTTGCGAAGCATCAGAAGTTGTATCTTATTATAACAGCAACCGACTACATCTACGGGACGAACTATCAATTCTGCCACGGGTATATCGGAAAAGACTTGGAAGGGATGTCGCAGGAGAAGGCGATTCAGTCCATGGGACGTATCGGGCGAGGTGCGATTCAGCAGGATTATACTATCCGCGTTCGACACGACGCGATTATCCGCCATATCTTCACGGCGATGCGAAGTGATGATAAACCGGAAGTGTGCGCGATGAACCGGTTGTTTGTGACGGATGTGTGAGGCGGTGGATACGTCGTAGTTAGGCGTATGGTGGATGAATATATCATAAATAATTTATGTTCGATGTTTGTATTTTAATGTTTTGTATTTTCTATTATTTTTAGATTTTCTATTATTTTTAGATTTTCTATTATTTTTAGATTTTCTATTATTTTTTCGTCTATATTTTGATGTACCACCACCAGTAAAACCACTGTTTATCATTCCCATTAATTTATCAGGATAACTACTACACGTATTTAATGTAAATAATGATATTGGTATTTTTCGTGTAAAACGCGAACGTATTGAAACATCTGGGTTATACCAATTTGTTATCGAATTCATGATTATTAATCCGGTATCAACATTTAAACTACATTTTGTAATTGATGTATTTTTTGGTATTCCTTTAATAAGTGTCAATTCTTTAATAAACTTTCCATGAGTAAAAACTAATATTTTTGGTGTTTGAAATTCTTTTGTTTGTATTTTTATAATATCTTTGAATTTTGATGTATCTGAAATTCTAAATCCTTTCGGATCACTTTGTTCGAATTGTTCTAACAGACTAAAATCTAATCCTGGAAAGTTTATAGTTATTTTTTTAAGGGTATTTGGTTCACCTTTAAATTGTAAAAATAATTTGTAAACATTATCTCCATGTGAACTAAACCATTCAATGAATTTCTCTAATTTAAATTGTATTTCTTGTTTACTATTTCCTTTGTTTTGATTATCACTATCTATTATTTCTCCAGCCCAATTTTGTAATTCGTTTATATAGGGACAAATAAATAATGTATATGGATTTCCAGTATCAATCGTACATAACGAGATCATAGCGGTCATTATGGTACGCATAACAGACGACGAACAAATGAAAGTGGGATCAATATGAGTTTCTTCTAATTTATCCCTTAATTGAAATGATTGAAGCATACCAAATATAGATAACGGCGGTTCAAATAACCACGTATATTTTGGCATTAAATTTTTAACATAATATGCTTTTAATTTCTTGTCATCTGTTCGGTCGATTTCCTTTTCTATTTCTTTAATGTCAGTATTTGATGGTGTAAATGGTGATCCAACACTTGTTGGGTTCATAATTTCGTCTAATTCGTTTTCTTTTGTTTTTATCCTTCGATGGACTGATGTTATCGTTTCATCATTATAATTGCTAATTTCTGTATTTTTAATTATTCTGTGATATTCGTTCCATTTATCAGTATCAGTATCTGGAATTGTATCCGTAATTTTATTATCTAATAAGTTTGAGCAACTTTCTGCGTGGCGAACCAAATATATGTCTATTGACGGCGGCGGATCAGGTTTATCCATTGATATATTTATTATAATATGTCTATAAAATAAATATGTCATCCTCTATCCGCCCCCCTCGCTGCACCGCCCTCCTCGTCGGTATCAACTATCGGGGCACCGAAGATGAACTAAATGGATGTTATAATGATGTCGTTAATGTCGCGACGTATCTACGCACGGTTTTAGGATACGCTCCCGGCGCGATTACGATACTTACCGATGGAAATCGTGGTTCCGTGTTCCCCGCATCCGTAGCACCAACCCGCCAAAATATTATCGCTGGTTTGTCCGCCCTTGTTGCAGGCATGGTTGCCGGAGATGAAGCTGTATTCCATTACTCCGGTCACGGCACACTGGTCCGCGACAGAAACAGCGATGAAGCATCCGGATATGATTCATGTCTTTGCCCCCTTGATTACAACACGTCGGCGTCAGCGGGTGGCGGTGTCATCACCGATGACGAGATTAGAGCACTTCTCGTAAACCGCGTCCCCCGAGGTGCGCGCCTTTACGTCATCCTGGATTGCTGTCATAACGGCACCGGATGCGATATTCGGTATAAATATGAGGATTTCAGTGTTCTTATTTCTCCCGCGACTGCACGCAGACCCCCTGTCTGGCGCACCCAACAGAAAGCGTTTGTTCAAGGTAAATATGCCGACACCGCGGGTGAAGTCTATATGATTAGCGGATGTCGCGATGAACAAACATCTGCCGACGCATATATCAATAATGCGTTTGCCGGTGCACTCACTTACGCAATCTTCGCAATCCTTCGCGCCAATCAGGCTAGTATCCGCAGTTATTCGTGGAGCTCACTCCTCCGCGATGTCCGCTATTTTATGCGCGTGAATCGATACGACCAGATTCCGCAGATTATGACCGGACAATTAATTACTCCGGCGGGTGCAGTTTTCCCGGGGTTGGCGGTGGCGGCGAAGCGCGGCGGCGGCGGGTCATTAGAACTGAAATCCGGTTCTGATGATACGAACATTAGGGGCATTACGAACATTAGGAGCATTGCCGACCCCCCCAATACTACCCTGTTCAGTTTTACATTGAAACCGAAATCCGGTGCGAATAATCTTGCCGGACCCCCACGACACGCCATTCGATTTTTACACTGATCCGATGATTTTCTATGTATCGTAAAAAAATTGAAATGATTTTCTTACAATATACTTAATACAGCGTTCTATATTAGATACACCCCGACTACTACCTACGAATACTGAAAATGTCCGTCAATCCCAATTTAGATACCCTGATGCGTGTCATCGAAGACCAACAAGACAAAATGCCAGAAGGTGAGTACCTGGCCGCAATGAATGCACTCGGAGCACTTCATCGTGTCGTTCCTGCGCCGCCCGCGCAAATTCCATCAGGACACCCCGCTGGCGCTGGCGGCGGAGCTGCATTGTTCAATGGCGGTGCAGTGGACGACCCCGAATACAATTCTTACAGCAGTCGGATTGCTCTCATGGGACAATACGGTTACAACACGTGGACCCGTGTTACAAGAATGATGCCCGAATTCCGAGAAATGACCCCCCTGCAATGGGTCGCACTGAGTCAAGACCAACAAAACTGCCTTAATCGCCAGGCTACATTCAAGATTGTCCAATCCTACGAAGTCGAATACCGAAATCCTGACCCAAATACCTGCCCATTCATCGCCAGGCACGCTGTCGGTCCTTGGACGTTTGGCAGCGAACGCTCTCAATGGACCTGCGCATGCGGTTACAGCGGAAAAAGCAAAAACTGGAAAAAGCACGAAGAGAGTGAGCGCCACACTGATTGGGCGCAGAGTCGTTTCGTTCCCAAAAGAACAATCGAAACCATGAAAATGGCAATCAAAAGGGACGATGCTGGCGAAATCATGCGCTTCAACCAACCACTCTCCGGCGGTATCAGGTATTTCCAGGTGACTCAGGAGCGAAACGAATGGACTCACCCCGAACTCTATGATGCTGGATTCCATCGCATGAGGAATGGGAATGGTGGTTGGTTCGTTCATCATAGGGACGACTGTGCGCATCACTATGTAATGTAAGTGCGCGCGCGTGTGTGTGTGTGTGTGTTTGTGTGTGTGTTTGTTACTAACACTTTTTCTTTCAGAATGTATTTGAATAAAAAAGTGTTAGAACACAATTACCTTTTATTCACCTTTCCGCCTGTCGTCCCGTCGTCCGTCGTCCGTCGTCTGTCCGTCCGCTTACCATCCAAATACAGAATCGTCCAATAGGTTACCATCGCTGTCGCTCTCGAATTGGTGGTGAATCGACCTCGTCGGTTTTCCGTGTTTCCAAATCCCTTCAAATACGAGGATTTCACCTCCATCGCCTGATTTTTGAACGTGAACTCCATGTCCGTGGAGTTTGTCATTTTCCCACGCTCCAGAGTATTCGTGCCATTTGGCGAGATGTGCGTTGTCAGCTGCATCTTCGCTGGTGTAATTCTTCATTTCGCCGTAGACAAACGCCGGTGTGCGAAGAGTTCCGCGGCCGTGGCGTAGACTGCTATTGTCGTGATTATCACGAATGTGCATGTGTCCCATGTAAACGCTGCCATCCGGGTAGCTGAAAATGTGTTCTTGGGTTTCAAGTTGGTGGGCCAGTTCTTCGGATTCTTCTTTGGCGGCGCCCCCTGCGGCCAGTGCGTCTTCATGTTTTGCAAACCATTTTTGAACCTTGTCAGGTGTTGTCGGGTAACTCGGGTATTGTTGGTCTGATGACATTGTTGTAGATCGTAGATTACTGGCGCTGTTGATGTTGTTTATACAAGAAAAACATTTCAATTTTATTTCTATCGACCGACACCGGATCAGAAATAAAAAGTGTTAGAACATAGACACATACAAATGATTTTTTGATTTTTTGATTTTTGATTTTTGATACCGTTTAGTCGCAGAGGCTTGAAAATTGTTGTCCACCAGAGCAACTCATCCCGAGGATTTCGTCATCGTCGCGTGAGATGAAACTCTCATTCGTAAGTTCAGTGAACATCGCATCCGCCATCTGCTCAGGTGATTCATCGCACCAATTGGTCGCGTGACGAAGGTCGACTTTCATCACATCGATCACTGGCGCCGGCTGCTTAACTGCGGCGATTGTCGCGGACGAAAGCGCACGCGACTCGAGTTCGAGACGAACACGAGGACCATGAGGATGAGCGTAGGGTTCGCGGCGATCACGAGGGTTCGCCAATGCAGCCTGGAGCCAGGATTTGGAACGACGGTCTTGTTCACGCTGGTACGTTTCATCACGCACACGGATGTCACGCTCATGACGGTCGGTGTCTTCACGAAGACGGTTGAATGACATGTCACGCATGTCACGGCGGTCGTCACGGCGAGGTTGTTCACGCTCGATGTAACGAGGAGTTTCGAGTTCACGGCGGTCGTCACGGCGGTCATCACGGCGGTCGTCACGGCGGGATCGGTATTCAGAGCAGTAGGTCGATGTATGTCCGGGTTTTTTGCAGATTCGGCAGTTTTGATTCAGGAGGGTAGGGCAGACAACTTTACCGTCAGGACCGGGAATGCTTTTCACGAAGTGGGCGGTGTAGTCCGCTGCTGGAAGGCCCGCATCGTAGCAGACCTTACAGAAAGGCGAGTTGACAGGTCTCACACATCCGTCAGGGAAACGGCGAGTGGGTTTTGATGAAGAAGATCCAGTAGAAGAAGAGTTGAACGTTTTTGACATTGTATTGCGATGGGTTGTTTCTGGTGAAGCACTGTTGGTATCCTATTTGAAAAAAATCATTTCAATTTTTTTCAAAAGTGTCGTTATAGGTTATATCATCCAATTTATTTATTTATTCTAAATGTCAGAATCGATAATTGACGAAAATGAACGAACGAATTCTTCCAAGTCTTTTTCGGTTAAATCGCTTCGTCTTCCGCGGGGTGCTTTAGGGGTTATTGGGTCATCGTCTTCTATATTCGCGGGTATAGAAGACGTATGTAATTTAGGAACACACATTTTCATAAGAATCGATGAACTACGACGGTTGAATATAGTTTATATAAATTATATAAATAAAATATATCTATATCTATATATACCAATAATGACTTTTCACTTTCACATCACTGAACACGAGATTCAGACCGGTCTCGGTGTCGTCTCGCACCTTGCGGGCGATTCCGTCCTTGGCAACGGCGCCGCCACGATTTCGCACGGAATCGATACCTACAATGATGTCACTCATCACAATGTTCTTGGTGCAGTCAAGGACGGCGCCGAGACCGTTATTAGTGGTGGCGAGACTGTGGTCGACGGTTTTTCGGGGGATTGGTTCTGAAATACCCGAAACTTTCTGTTAGTATTTGATTAAATAGCATTCACGTTTAGAATGTTTCTTGTCTTTCACATTTTTTTCAATTTTAGATTTGATTTCTTCATACGTGAATCGATTTTGGCATCCCTTTAAATACCAAGCACCCGGTTTATCTTCATTAACATAACTGGTTTTTACAATCAAAGGTGCGTGTAAACCAATTGCTATTTGTAATATAGCATCGAACGGTGTATCCTTATTATATGGGTATTCTTTGCCCAGATCCCTATCACCGGAATCACTGTTATATTTTGTATATTCACACATTTTTTTACTTCACTATAAACCGATAATTTATTATAAAATGTGTATTTCCAAATAAAAATCAATTTTATTATGGGTTTAATAATATATTGCTAATCTCAACCACCCCATAAATCAAACCCGTATTTATGTATTAGTTTGTCTCGTAATTTCTGTATTTCGAGAGAAATGACCGCGTCCGCGTCTGCGTCCGTGTCCGCGTCTGCACCCGCCCCCGACGACGACGCCAATGAAAACGTATGACTTCCTGTCCATCGAAATCCGTTGAGATTATCCTTTCTATCATAGTTTACCGAGAGAATGGATGACTCTTGTGTATCCCTAACAATACGCATCGTTGTATATTTCGGCAAGCGTGATATCCATCTTTCGATCGGCGCCGTGGCAGTCGCAATATCGGGTGGATAGGCGTAGGCGGTCGTCGCCGTCGCAGCTGCTGCGTCTAAATCATCGACAATCTGATTCGCATCTTTTAATTTTTCAAGTAGGGGGATTTTCACGGATTTGGAAGTAATCCACGGTTTATTGAGTTTAGGGTGTGCTTCAACCTTGAAATATTCTCTCGGTTGTTGTTTCCCGCCCTTAAGATACATCATCTCGCGATAATATACGACATATTTCTTCATCATATTATGCGTGATTCCGGGGGGTAATATCTGTGCGGTCAATTTTCTCTCGCGTTTACAATCTCGACGCGTCGGTGTGGACGGCAGTGTCGGCGTCGTGGGCGTCGTGGATTCGGTCATTGTATGTATGTATATCAAGGGTATAAAACATATAAAAATAAAACGCTCTTAAATATACAATGAACGCAATCCAACGCCAGAAACGCGAATTATCAGGAGGACTTATCTTCAAATTATCGCAAATCGGGTTCGCACTTCACAGCACATTATGTTATACCAACCGAATCAATGTCGGGGTTCATGATTACGCGGAATATGCGGCACAGTTACGCGATGGAGATTCGATTTTTATATCTACGAAAGAATCCAATGTCCCGATTCATATGGTTGTCTCGATCCTGCGCACCCGTAATGTCCGCGTCATATTCTATATTATGGAAGAACCGGTGGTTTCATGGGAGTTTGTCGAGAGATTGCTTCCAGTCAGTAAACGTATTTTTATCCAGAATAATATTTATGAACACCCTAATATCCATATTATGCCAATCGGTATTCGCGATTGTGGGTCTATTGTCGCCATGCATCGCCGGTTCAATCATAAATTCTTGCTTGAAAAAGGGATGTCGTTGCGGACGACGCTACCCGGTAATTCACGCCCTATTAAATGTTTACTGTGCTTTAGTGTATGGACACATCCGACACGCCAGGAGTGCTATGATCTGTTTTCGGGCAGTGTGGCGACAGCAAACCCGGCAGCGTCGTCATTCGTATACAATCTAAATGACGCCAATGATAACGCTGAATTATGCGAAGCTCGAGAGAAACGGAACACCGCGGAGTTTTTTTATGAGAAAGTCCCTGAAACGTTGGTATATGATACGACACTTTTAAGCAGGTTTGCTTTATGTCCGCGTGGGTGTGGAATGGATACACACCGGTTCTACGAATCTATTTACCTGGGATGTGTTCCGATTGTGGAAAAGACGAATACTGTATTCGACCGACTTTATCACCCAGACACGGGGTTTCCTTGCTTGGTCGTCGATCGGTGGGGCGATGTAACAGAGGATCTTCTCGACCGGTCATACCCTGATTGTTTCGCTAGGATGCGTGCGTTTCACGGCCGGTATCCGCGGTTTTTGACGGATTTGGAGAGTATTGAGGGATTGATGAGGGAATTGTAATATCACGATAATATATACATCGATGAGGCACTCATCCACTCACCGCCGCCATCGTTGGTCGTTGAAATACAAGCGAAGTATCAACTGTCGACGTCCGCGCGGATTTTCACAGCGCCAGCATTGTAAGTATGGACGTAAGGGATTGACACGCCGTATAAAATTGAATCGCTCTTCGTAAATAGTTGAATATGTATTATGGAATCAATGTTGTCGTTTATCAAAGGAATTGTGTCTCGTGCGTCTGCTGCATCTGCGTCAGCGTCGTCGGTCGTATTGGGTCGCTGGGGAATTCAATACGACCCGAAGATGGAAGAATAATTCGGTGTCATATATTTTTATAGTTTTAATAAAAAAATGTGACGATAGATCGTAAGATAAAATACTTAATTGCTATACGCGAGGCCGCCCATACCACTCATCACACGCAAAACGTTGTAATTCACGGCATACACGCGAACCTTGGCGGTGTTCGTGCCCTCAACGGTGGCGTTGGAGAGAACAAGCTGCAGGGTTGCGTTATCAATACGAGAGAAGTTGCACGAACCAGAAGGCTGGTGCTCCTCGGGCCTCAGTGCGAAGGAATACAGGTTGATTCCGGTGTCTGGGGCGCGAGTGTGGTGCTGCCAAGGCTGAACGAGGTCGAAGTAGGTTCCTTCGCGCTCAGAGAAGCGATCCTGGCCGTTAAGCTGGAGCTTGGCAGTGACGACTGGGTTCTCACCCCAGCAGTGCATGTCGAGAGAAGTCTCGGCCAGAACAAAGGTGCCGGCATCAGAGACACCGGAGTTCACGCCGGCGCCCATATGGGGAAGATTGTACTGAAGAGTGGGGTCGGTTCCGTGCCACCAAGAAGTCTGGGTGGTGTAGACATCCTGGGCGCCGGCGTCATTGAAGAGACCAGAGCCGTCGATGTAAGAACCGGTGGTGTTGGCGACGGCGTCGTGAGAACCGAAAGCCATGATGGCGTTAGGGAGGGCGTCGACGGCGTCGGTGTAGTTGAAGGGCTGGGCGCCGAGCAGACGGTTGAGGACGGTGCCCTTGTCAAGAGAAGAGCAGTAGTCGACGTTCTTGTCGGGCTGGACGACCCAGATGAGCTCCTTAACAGGGTGGTTAAAGTTGAGCTTGATCTTGTTGGAAGAAGAACCGACGGACTCATCACCGGTGAACTGAAGCTGCTCGATGAGGTACTCGTGGGGGTTCTGAGCCATACGCCTACGCTCATCGGTGTCGAGGAAGACGTAGTCGACGTAGAGGGAGGCGGCAACGAGTGACTGGTTGTAGGCGCTGGTGACCTTGACGGTGGTTGCAGCGTCGTTGAGGGAGTTCATAGCCCACAAGCACTCCTCAATGGGACGGATATCAAGGTTGATCTTGACCTCGTGGTACTGAAGAGCAATGAGGGGAAGGGCCAGACCGGGGTTGCGGCAGAACCAGAACTGAAGGGGAACATAGAGGGTGGTCTCGGGGAGAGCATTGCGAGGGGCGCAAACCTGGCGAGGAGCCGAAGCGTCGCAAGGGCCATCAATGTCGTTGAAGGAGGGGTCGGTGATAAAAGTCAACTGGGTAGTGTTGCCGATCATCTTGAAGTAAGCGCGCTGCTGCTCGGTAGACATAGTGAGCTGGTTCCAGATGTGCATCCAGTCGCCGTACTGGCGATCGATACGCTGGCCACCGATCTCAACCTCCACCTGGGAGATGAGCTGCTCACCGGGGAAGTCGAGCCAACGGGCGTAAACACCACCGGATGATGCGTTCTTCAGGGGCTGTCCGATCTCGGGGAGAGTCACCTGAAGGTAGGTGCGGTAAGCCAAATCACCATTACGAGAAATGGTGCAGGTCACACGGCGACCGAAGTCAGCCTGGCCGTTAAAAGTCTGCTCGATAGACTCCATGGCGAAGTTGGTGTGACGCTTGTAACTGACCTTCCAGAAGGTAATCTGGGGATTGCCAGTCAGGTAAACGTCCTGTGCGCCGTAGGCGACAAGTTGCATAAGTCCTCCACCCATTATATGAAATTGCTGGTTATACTATTCAAAAAGAAAAAAAATTTACGAAAACGACATAATTACGAAACGAACGATTTTACTAAATATCAATTAAACATAATTACTAAACCTCTTTATAGACAAACAGAATTCGTTCTTCATTTTACCAATAATACGTACATAATACATACATAATACACACACACGCATACGTAATCAAAGGGTGAGTAAGGTGGGCGTTGTTATAGTATCTCCTCAATTACATGTCATTATTCAAGTACAAACCGCCTAAAAAAATCATATTAGATGAAAGAAACCTAACCACGCTTGATAGTAAGCATAAAGAACTACAAACCGAATTTCAAAATATAGAAGATACAATTATACCGACACTTGAAGATGAGAAAAAGTCCCTAAAACAACGTTTGGAAAAACTGCGTAAGGATATATCGGAGGATGCCGGCGTGGGGGTCGACAATGGCGCTAATATTCCTAAATCAGAGAAGTCGGTGATAGAAGAATGCCTCGAAATCCGCGACCGAATCAAAGAAATCAATGACAGTATCAAGAAATATAAACAAAACTATAAAAACTATTACCTTCATAATAGTGAGTATATTTTCGAGTATTTCGAAAACAAGAAAACAATCACAACGGGCGGTGGATCGACGAAAACAAAATCCCTAAATGCGTTTTTTAATTTACCGGAAGCCAAGAAAACCGAAGAACTCTTTAAAATCCAGCATAATACTGTTGAAAAATATCTGGCGAATATTGACCAAAGTTATATGGATATTTCTAAATATGTCTACCCTATCGATATATGTCAGTTTTGTCGCCAGGGGGAGATGATACCTGTCGAAAGCGAAGGGATTATGGTTTGTAACCAGTGTGCTAAGCATGTCGTTTTTCTCATCGATAATGAAAAACCGTCGTATAAGGAACCGCCTAAAGAAGCGTGTTTTTACGCATACAAACGCATCAATCATTTCCGCGAGATCCTCGCCCAGTTTCAGGCGAAGGAGACCACGTCGATACCTGATCATGTTCTTGAAAGCATCAAACAGCAAATCAAGAAAGAGCGGATTGAAATCTCTCAATTCACAGATAAGAAAGCAAAGGAGATTATGAAGAAACTGGGGTTTAATAAATATTATGAACACATTCCATTTATTAAAGATAAATTGGGGATTAAACCTCCGGTTATGACGCCGGATTTGGAAGACCGATTGTGTAACCTTTTTATGGAAATCCAGGGACCTTATGCGAAATTCTGTCCCGATGACCGGGTGAATTTCTTGAATTATTATTATACGGTATATAAGTTGTGCGAACTACTGGGACGACGCGAATTCCTGCCGTTTTTCCCGATGTTGAAAGACCGCGAGAAACGGATTGAACAAGACCAGATATGGAAGCAGATATGTATTGAGTTGGATTGGGAGTTTATTGCTACTCCGTAGACGGGGGTGGAAACTCGAATTTATTATTTTTTGGATCCAACTAAATTTTTACATGTTTCCCCATGCTGAAAAAATTGCCCTCCCAAACCATTCTTTTTCATCCATGCCGCTTGTTCGGGTTGTGTTTTCAGATTAAGATATTCCGCATTGCAGTTATTAAGATTATTCCACCCCCCCCTCATCACCTTCCGCGATTTCACATTCTTCCTCTTCAAAGAGCGACGTTTTTGTCTTTTGGAAAGACGACGACCACGAGAATACGCCATTCTGATAAATAACGAATAATAATAATTATATAGTATCCAAAGAATAAATAATTATTATTGTAAATGTTATACCGTCATAAACCCTAAACATTCACTAATGCAGTCGTCGCATCCACCTTCGTCCACGACGCCGGACACAAGTCATTCGTATTATGCGCAACACCCGGACCAAACCAAACGCTCGGATAGCAAACGATCTTATCCGGGTTCGCGTTGAAATACGCACTCCACCAACTAAATGTGCTATTCGCGATGATATTATGGTCGCATACGCTCATTAAAAGCATCTGCTGCCAATCAGGGATTGTATCACGGACAAAATGAAATTGAATATCACGCCCGTAGGCTGGACCGTTTACGTCTGTCGCACACAATTGTTTCAAACAGGCAATTTGTTTGAGAACCATATCTTTATCTGCTGCTTCATAAAATATGAGAACGGTGTATGAAGTATCGGTATCGGTATCGGTATCGGTATCGGTATGCGATGCGATAATCTGTGATAATGCACGATAATAATATTGTATCATCATAACCGGGTGAATATCCGAAACTAATACATAATCGCCTATACGAAAATGTGTGCTTACCAAAATACGTTTTTTCTCCGGACTTCCAATGTAGTCGGCACTCCATGACTCATTTGAATACATTTGCTTTATCATTGTTTGCTGTTGTGTGAGTTGTATCATATCACATATATTCTCGTATTTATCCGCGAAATATTTATCGCTTTGAAAATAACCGTGAAGACGAAGCGGTTTCGGATATTTCGGGGTTTCAGTTGGAACCGGAGTATAATGAAACCCGATTTCATTCCAAGTAGGTAAAGACTGGAACATTTTATTTGCGACATCACTAGACGGAGTCAGATAAGAACGCAGTTTACATAATAATGTGGTCCAGTGTGTATAACGAGGATATCCGGGAGAACCCATATTTTCATCATGATATAAGAAGAAAAATGTATCATTATTGCGTAGTGCTGCAGCGATGGTCGCGAAAATTTGGAATAGTTGGTTTCCTAACCCACCCATAATTGTCGCGGTTATCATTCGTATTATAATGGATCAATTGTTTATGGTTTAAGTTTATTTCTTCATTATTCCATTCCATTCATTCCATTTCATTCCATTATAGTAGCAAATATCGAAACATAAACCATAATTTATCTGGTGTATTTTCGTTTACTTTCATAATACAAAAATCATCGTGGCGATCGTCGTCGCGATGACGTGTCTTAGTAAAAATACAATCCGCGATCAATTGTTGGTCGTCTTGTATCACTTCGTTGTTCCGGATATATTTTTCAAGCGTGGTTTGAAATGTATGCACCCACCATTTCATTTTTTCACGACCTGTTATAAAAAATCCGCCAGAAATATAATGCGCGGCTTTCTGGTATTTTATTATTCGAAGTCCGGTTTCATTATCTAAATTCGATGGATGAAAATGATCTGAATAATATTTTGAGGCGATGTCCATTGACTCAGGGAGTATATTACATCCATAATAAACACGGGTTTTATCTAATGCATATATTTTTGAAGGATTCGGCCATTTATCACGTATCATTTTACTGTATGCCGTGTCTGCGTCTAACATTGTAAATCGCGGTAACAGTGTATCCCGGAAATACCCGATATCACACCAACCATAATACTCTGTATCAAAATACATGTGTTCGATTGTTTCATTTACAAAATGGACCTTTTCACACCATAACATATTCAATCGCCAGTCAGCTACATCATACAATTTACATTCTGGATTGTCGTTGTTCTTCATCCAGTAATCCGCGTGTTTATAATTATAAAACTGAGTAAATGGTTTGATGATGATCTTAATGAGTTCTTTCGTTTTTTTACTGTATATTTTTTCAATTTCTTTTTTTATGACTTTTGACGATTCGTCATCTGTGTAAATAACAAGATTAAACCTGTTTACAATACGAATAAACCCTCGCATCCATTCGATATGTTTATCTGAACTGTGCCGATTTTTCAAATTATATAAACATGTTGAAAAGGTTATATTTGACATAAATATAATGATTAAATATAAATATAAATATAAATATTGGTGTTAATAATTATTAGAAAACAATATTTATATTAAAATGGATCGATCACCGCCGCCACTGTCGCCACCTCCACTGCTTCGAAAGATGTCTGATATCAAGCACGCTATATATATCAATCTGGATTCACGACCCGACCGCCGTGCACAGTTTGAATCGCATTTTGAAGAATTATATAGGGTGTATCCAAAAGAATACACATTTTTCCCTATTACTCGATTTTCGGCCATTAAACACAATCGAGGTGCGGTTGGATGTTCTAAAAGTCATATCGAGTGTATTCGATTTGCTAAACAAAACGGATGGGATCATGTCCTTATTATGGAGGATGATGCGCTGGTGAAACATCCGGAAATCCTGGCGAATCAGGTGAATTCGTTTCTCTCTAGTTTTCAAGATAATTGGGATGTCGTGCTTTTTTCGGGGAATAATTATCCGCCATTTAAGATAGAATCACCATGCTGTTTTCGGATTGCGAACTGTCAGACGACTGGGTGCTATTTGGTTTGTAGTCGGTATTATGATACACTCCTTAGTAATTTTGAAGAAGGAGTCGCGCAACTTGAAGCTAATCCCGGAAATGAAAATTCATATGCGTGCGATGCGTATTGGAAAAAACTTCAACGCGCGGATCGATGGTATCTCATAACTCCGATTTGTGTGACACAGCGGCCGGGGTATAGTGATATAGAGAATCATTTTGTGGATTATGAGAAGTTGATGCTGGACTTGGTGAAGAATCCGGATCCGACTAGGAGACGGTGACAGCTGACGAGGTACGCCGAGGTGCCGAAGATTCTGCTAGACCTCCGTCAAATAATGATCTACAACCCACCACCCGAAATCGCGGTCACTTGGATAATGAAGACCCGCCATAATCCGGATATTCGCGCACTTGGTGGCGACCTCCATTAGCGCATGAGTTTTCGCCGGAAATTTACGCGACAGTATTTTCGCTAAATAATACGTCTGGACTGCGTGACCTGATGGGTATGCGGGTGTATCTGCTGAATCCGAACGCAATAATGTCCCATTCTCTTCATTGATGATTTCGGGTGCGACACGCGCCGGTCGTGCGCGATTGTATATCCATTTAAGTGTCCTTGTAATAAACATCACACGCATTCCTGTCATAATCCTGTCCATTTCCGCGACCGACATTTCATCGGGTTTTATTACTGTAGTGAATGCGGCAGCCGGATTCATATCGGTCAACCTGAAAAACGCGATATCGCTTGGCATTCGTTTCATAATGTATTCGGTGATGACGGTATTTATCTCAGTCTTGCTGTCAGGGTACATTTTACCGAACCCGGATATGGTAAGATTAAAAGTTGGATACCACCAATAATAACGTTTTTGCTGGACGAGCAAGACGATAATATAGGTTATTCCTAAAGCAATAAAGATGCGATATCGGTCGGGGTCGCGTTCAACAATATGATAATAATAAGAACCGAACCGTTCGCGCATTTCTGTCACGGCGCCACTTTCATTTTTTGGGGGCGGAATTCCTATAAATGTCCGGAATTCATTCCATTTTGGTAAAACTACCATTTCTGTAATATATACTAGTGTAAATATATATTACAGTTTCGTCGTCGTTGTCGTTGTCGTCGTAGTTGCGTCGAACTTGCTAAGCATTCCTGTTTTACACGCGGAGGGGGGTGGGGAAACCGACGAGGTTCGCACCGATACCGAAACCAGCGCCCGTCCTGGCGGACACAGCCAAACTAGGGACATAAGTATCCAAGATACTAAAGGTTGCCGCAGCGGTCAGTGCGATAAGTGCAACCTCATCAAACGCCAAACTGCGTTTAGGGATAGCGTACGCTGCAATAGCCACCATAACACCCTCCACCAAATACTTAATGGTTCTCTTCACGAGTTCGCCTAAATCAAAAACTCCAGCAGTCATTTGAAATATTATTATAAATAATGGAAAGAAATTATTATTTACGAATTCATGCATTCGAAACCATTGAACACAAATAATGCGTTTAAAACACTTAAATATCTATAATGTAGTATATTATATCGTCGTTTATTCATTTTCGGGTCTAGTCTTCTTATGTACGCTACTTCGTCGCCTGATTCGTCGTCCGCCGCACCACTCGGTGTTGAACTTAAACAAACCAAAACCGGTGCTGTCAACCCTAAATATATTGATTTGTTAGAGGAGGATAAACCGATTGCCGGTCAAAAGTTTGCATGTTTGTCTTTCGTATCTCCAGAATCGATTTTGAAGCAGAAGGAACATTTCTTCTTTGAGAAGTTTCTCCATTATTGGGACTATCAAAAGTCGATGGAGAAGTTCGTCCAGTTCCTTAACTTTGTTTCATTCAAATATCATGTGAATTTCGACAAGATTTCTGCAGATTTTCAGGAGTTTGCTAAAGAGGAGAAGGTAACTCTTCAAAAGACGAATATCTATGATGAGTATAAGACTTTCCTAGATAAGCATGAGGACGATCTAGAGAATGAGTTTGGCGAGAAGCATAATTTCCAGACGACTATCCGCGGTTTGAAGGTGCGCGGTGTATTCGGATCGCAGAAGGAGGCGGAATTGCGTTGCCAGATGTTGCGTGAGGTGGATCCGAATCATGACGTGTTCGTCGGTCCTATCGGATTGTGGGTTCCCTTCCATCCGGAGGCGTATAAGACGGGTCGGGTCGAATATATGGAGGAGACCTTGAACCAGTTGATGGCGGAGAAGAAGAAGAACGAGGAACAGGCCAAGACTGAGTTTGATAAGCGTGTCAAGGAGACGAAGGCGAAGGCGATTGAGGAGAATATCAAGCTGGCGAAGGATAGCGGGAATAAGTTGACACAGATGTTGGCGAAGGATGGCGAGACGTTGGTGGATGCGAAGCCGCGTGACCTAGAGAGCAGTGAGGGCGTCGGTGGCGGTATTTGGAATGCGGGTGACGAGACGGCGTCTGTATCTATGACTGTGGAAGAGATGCGCAAGGAACTCTTTGAGAGCGATGATGTCGTTATGGATAAGAATAATGACCACGGGTTGTCTCGGTTGGCATCGTCGGGTGTGGATGCTGAGGCGGAGGAATAAGTATTTGAATTATACAGACCCACAAAATGTGGATTATTATTACTGCGAGTAATACGGTTTATCGAGTAGATTAAACTGCTACACAGTAATAATAATCATTGAAGACTGTTTTGTCTTTTACACTGCGACTCATTTTCGCGGTTGAGAAACCTTCGGATTCTGACGCTTTCGCGATCGTATTCCACGTTTTGAGGACTTGGTTTGATGCGACCAATCGTTTTTCGACTTTCTTACCGCTGGTTGAAAGTTGGACACCGATGAGGGGGTTTGCGCCTTGTTCTTGGACCGCGTTTTTATTAATAGCATAAAAACCTTGCATGATTTCTAGGCCATAAAATCCTTCATTCGAAGTACCATCACTCCACACACAGGCCTTCAGTGCGTTTGGGGAAGCATTCAAATACGTCTTCAGGTTCTTCATATCATTTTCGCTGGGAGTCTGTCCCACTGAGATTTTCCATTGCTGATACTCTTTCAGGAGCGTTGAGTTCAGGATTTTGCCGGTGTCGGAGAATTTACAGCACTGGAAAATAAAGGTTTCCACACTAAACTGCGCTGGGTTTTCGGCTTCGTTTGCGATGACCTTCTTATATTCCATTGTCTTCAATTTGATACCCTGATAGCCGTGAATACGACCTATACGTTTGGGTTTAAATTTGACGTCCATATAATGCTTCAATGCGTGGAAGGTCTCTTTCGCTGGTTTTATATGGGACCAAAGACGAAAACGTCCTTCAATGTTGACGGATTCCTCTTCCACATCGGGGCGCACAATACAGCAGGTTGCGACGAATTGATTGAATTTTTGCGTCATTTCATCGTCGGGTAAAAGAATATGTTGAGTGAAGGGGGATTCATTCTCAGTCGCAACAACTTGAAGCGCCTGCGACTGTTGCGCGGTCTTCTCGCGGAGTTCATTGTTCGCAAGTGTGAGGTCGTGGATAGCCTTCTTTTTTGATTCGAGGTCACTGACAAGTTTCGCGTTCTCGGCCTCCAATTCTTGATTGCGCTGAATAAGCCTGTTGAAATTTGCCACATTGTACATTGTAGAATGGATGATGTCTTCGACGTGCTTTGTCAGGCGGTTAATTGTGAAATTGGTGCTGTCATATGCGATGATTTCGGTTTTGTTTTTACCGGCAACTTCGATTGTCCTAATTTGGCGCTTGATTTTAGGGTGTGCTTTAATATTGTTTTCAATTTCGGACCTGTTTGTGACACGAAATGCTGCGGTGAGGATGAAATTTGTGTATTTCTTGTGATGGTCTGCGACCCGGGTGGCCAAGTCGTTAGTCTGTCCGAATTTGATGAGTTTCTCGTTATCGGCGTTGGTGTTGTCGATTGTGCCAAAGTAAATTGTTTGAGTATTCACTGGAAATTGGCTGATAAGGGTTTGTTCAATTGCTCGTTTCTTTTCTTGGGTCAGGGTGATGGTGGCTTGGTTGAGGGTGCTGATAACTTCGTTCTTTTGTTCGAGTTGCGCACGTAACTGAGTTGTTTGTTCGTCAACGGTCAAAAGAATAATTTCTTCCAGGCGCAAATAATAGTCATGGATTTCACCGGCTTTCTTGGTCTGTGCTTTCAAGCAGAGTGATTTGAAGCATCGGATGGTGAGTTTGATGGTTTGCTTGTTGTGGCCACCGTGTTTTTTGGGTTTATCCTGATTGGCGGAATGTTCTTCGTCACTATCAGAAGTCGACGCCGTAATATTTTTATAATCAACATCAAGTTTGAAGTTGGATTCGATAATTCTAATTGCGCAGAATTTTTGACTGAATCCAAGCCATCTCCAGATATCATCCAAGTCAACAACAAAGTCAGTAGTCTTATCATAATTGAGGTAACAATAAAAACTACTGACAAACAATTGTTGTTCGAATGTGCTGAAGTTTTCTTGGATTTTTTCGAGGAGAAAATTGTTGTATGTTTGAGACAACTTTGTAATCGGATTCTTTTCGATGAGTTGGACGATATTGAGAGTCTTAGAACAGGCGGCGCATGCCGAAGAAGAGGAGTACATCGTTATGAGCGTATGTTATACTATGTATATACGGATGTCTTTAAGTTGGTTTCAGATACACAAACAAGTTTATACAAATAAGATTGTAATATTAATTATAAACATAAAATTGAAATAAATAGACTGACTATATTCTTCAATATAACCGGAACAAATGAGTTCTTTCACGCGCGATTTGGAGGAGTTGGTTTGTTATTTCAAGTCACAAAAGATCCATTTAACATTACATTTGGAGAAGAACTACCGAGAGAATATCCATTATATAAAGTCACGAGTTACTGGTGTTGGCGATAAGAGAAAACACGGAGGTCATAATCGAATCGTCTATATGCTTACAGAAGACGCATTTGAACTACTGAAAAACTCATTCAAGCTGAGAAGTAAATATATTGTAGATGTGTCTGAAAATGTGAAGTGTGTCAAATTCCCAATGTGTATTGAAGCGCAGACTATCGGGTTTATTGAAAATGCGTATCGCGGTTTACGCGCTATGTCGCGTCAGTTTCAGGTTGGACCGTATTTCGCGGATTTGTGCTTTACGGACGATTTCATTGTCGTGGAATGCGACGAATACGGACATAGCGACCGGTTAGTGGCGAACGAAGTGGAAAGAGAAGAGTTCATCAAAAATCAAGGTTACGCAATGATACGCTATAATCCGAACGAAGCAGTGTTTGACTTGTCGGATGTGTTGAATCGGATAAACAGGCGGTTGATGATGCTTTTATAAATCAAAAGCGGATTTTATAAAAGCGGTGAGTATGTGATGTGTTCGCTTTTATAATGAAAAGCGATATTTATGAAAGCGACTGGAAAATATGGTCGCTTTCATAAATAAAAAGCAAGAAATAGTGTTAAAATGCTAATTTTGGAATCTTACTGCACCCAAATGTGAAGCAACTTTCCATCACCACTTACTCTTCTTCACATTAATCTTCGGCGCCTTACTGGTTTTCGAGGCGTTTGGGTCATACGACTGCTCTCCTTCGTCGTCAGAACCGAGATTCTTCGATATTTCCCAGAACTCCTTACTGCCCAACTTGAAAGGACCGTGCTGTTGCGCCTTATACCAGAAGATTTGGTCTTGTAATTTGTTCGATTTCGCGTTGTTATTGATGACGAGACACTCAAAATTCTCGGTACACTGGTCCATGACCTGGCAAAAACTCTCAAAAGTGGGGAACATACCTGCATAATTGTCATAGATTCGCTTACGATTCGCAATATATGGTTCGCGGAGGATAAAAACGTAGTCGATATTGGTGCGGAGATTTGGAGGGATACCCAGGGGATATTGCATTGTGATGACTAACATGACCTTCCAATGTCTACCGTTCATGAAAAGCAACCTCATCATCACATCCTTCGTCCACTTGTTGTCATACAGACAATCATCCAAAACGACAAATGTACGCGGGTCAATGGACGACTTTTTATACATATCCATTTCTTTTTTAACCTGCTTCAAGACTGCCTTTTGACGCTTGAGAATATTTTCAATGATCGCGGTATTATACGCATCATGGATGAATAATTTTGGCACATGGGCGGCGAAAAACCCGTTTCCGGCTTCTGTCCCTGAGATGACTGTTCCAATGGGGATATCCTGGTGGTGAAACATCAAGTCCTGAACGAGAAAACTTTTACCGGTATCACGACGCCCAATGAGAACGATAACAGGCCCCTTATTTTCATCGGGACGAAAACTGATCGCCTTCATATCGAACTTCGCGAGTTCTAAATTCATCTAATAGCAGTAATAAAAATGGTGTATATTATTTTATGACATATTTTACGAATCGAATGGAATGGAATCGTCCGAGGTCCGTTTAAAACGGATTTATAACTTCTATTTATCTACCATACCAGTATTTTAATTTAGGAATAATGACAGCACCGACGCCGACGCCGAAGACGCCAGTAGTATTTCAATTACATTATCGGAAACATAAATACACACCGGATAAGATAGAATCCGCGCTATTATTCGATATCCAGAATTTTACTCCTATTTATTCGCGATTTTTCGATATTAATGAAACCAATTATAATAGTATCCAATTGAACCAAAAGTATTATTTACAGAATATTATCGAGCATTCGCACGAACACATTGATAGTCATGAGACCCTAAATCATCTAGAGACGGTAATCGGGGATGACGAAGCACATACACATAACGCCCCGATATTTGTGAAGTATTCGCCATTACTTGACCCTATCCGGTATTTGTCGGGTAAATATAACGTCCAAGATGCGAAAACGATGAATTTACCCAAATACAATTCGTGTGCAGATGATTGTGAAGATAAAATGCTAAACGTTAATAATGCGTCGTATGTTGACGGGTTTTTCTCTTATTTAACAAGCAAGACACTTCATACACATGGGATCGTTCATGGACTCGATTATTATGGGAGTTATTTATGCAAGCAACGCGAGTTTTCAACCAATGTGTTTGATGATATCGAGTATCTTGTCGGATGTTCATTTTTTAATCAGTATGAGAATGAACTATTCTCTATTGATTATTCGCAATTTGGTGAGGATGAATCAGAACTCTCAGATCTTAATGTGAGTAAATTAATGAAACTCCGGAATAAAATGAAAACCGTAATCGGTGGCGGTGGTGACGGTGATGACTATCCTACTATTAAGAACAGACTTCATATTCTGGATACGATATGTGGTGAGGAAGTGGAGGATACCGAGGCACAGGAAGTTGTCATTGATACACCCGACGAAATGATGACACCGACCACCGTTTCGGAAATGGTTGAATTAAATGTAGACGAATATGTGAAATCTGAAGGTGTCGACGTCGACGCCGATGCGGATGCGGATGCGGATGCGGATGCGGAAAAGACAACACTGAATCATAAGGATAGAACGAGAGATCATGATGACTATTCTAGTGATGATTCATCGCAGTCGAATTCGTCGTATACTACGATAGACGCCAACGGTGACGCCAACAGCGACGGTGACGGTGGAGATGCAGCAGTGGTCGTTCAGGTGGATGAGTCATCGTTCGATGACGCCGTTGACAAGAATGGCAGTCACGACAGCGACGACAGCGACGACAGCGACACTGACGAGAGCGACAGCGAAGGCCTCGACACCGACGAATGCACCGACGAGTCATATGACAGCGATGATGAAAATATCACCGTTAAAATCAAAGATTTCCCAGTTCAAGCAATCCTTCTCGAAAAGTGTGTAAGCACACTGGATCATATCATGATGACGGATGAACTGACGAAAGAAGAGTGGGTCTCTATCTTATTCCAGGTGATTATGACACTAATCATATACCAAAAAATGTTCGCATTTACACATAATGACCTTCATACAAATAATGTGATGTTTATTGAAACCACCGAAGAATTCGTCTATTATTTATACGAAAACCAGTATTATAAAGTCCCCACATATGGTCGTATATTCAAAATCATTGATTTCGGGCGTGCGATATACAAGTTCCGTGGCGAACTCATATGTAGCGACAGTTTCCATCCAAAAGGCGACGCAGCTACGCAATACAATTTCCCGCCATATTATAATGCAGAAAAACCCACAGTAGAACCAAATTACAGTTTTGATTTGTGCCGTTTCGCCTGTGCACTGTTCGACTATTTTATTTACGATCTGTGTAAAGTGGAAAAACTGTGTAAATCAGACCCAGTGATCCGATTAATCGTGAAATGGACGACGGATGATAAGGGGCGTAATGTCTTGTATAAATCAAGCGGAGAGGAGCGGTACCCGGATTTTAAATTGTATAAGATGATTACGAGATCGGTGCATAACCACGTTCCTTCAACTGAGATCCACAATCCGATATTTTCCGAGTATAAAATCACGTATAAAAAATATAAGAAGCATGCGGCCTTGGCTGCGAAGTTCCTGAAAGAAGGTAAGAATACACATATTATTATGAATGTTGATACATTGCCGTGTTATGAAATGGAATGAAATGGAATCCGGGAATGAAGTCTATATAAACTTTCTTAGGTGCGCCGTAAGTCCATTCTTCGCGATGAATTCGATATGACGCATAGTCCATCCCATACTTGAACCAGAATGACCAACCTCCATTTGATTCTGAACGAGTGTGACGACCCAGTCATCTCCCGCACTAAACATAAATCCTCGGTTGGAAGGTGGACTGTAATTGGAGAGATATTCCCAGACATTGATTTCTTTGGACTTGACCGCGGGCAATTCACTTGCGCGAACAACCGCGAGCAGACCATCTCTCAAATTGCTTGTGCAATTTGAGTCGTTCATATACGAGAAGTCCAATGCATTCACGGCAGCGATGGTCATAGGCCAGTAATCGGGGGATGAACCGGGACCGGGAACGGAGACAAATACAGATTCAGGAGCAACAGTAGACTCAGTAGCCATCGTGGTAGCGTGTGTATAAACGAACGATGAGTTACAATAAATATAAACATATGGTTTATATATGTTTATATTGGAATTACTATTTTACAGTCATGTAAACTCGTTTTGTTCTTCAATAAACTTCTTGAATGACATATATGTAATCATTTTATTCGCACCACCTGCGACTTTTGTATAAAATGTATTAAAATCGTGGTCTGTATAATATCGAATACCAATCATATATAATGACGCGGTGAAATCATCGTGACTAATTATACCGAACCCTGTTGTATTCAACATTTGAAAACACCGTCTTAACGCGGTTTGCCCTGAGTATTTTGTCATTATTTTATCAAGAAAAACACGTGTCAGTTCGTTGATACCCGATTCATCCTTGATGAATTTAAAATCAACCATTTTTGTTTCATATTTGGAGTCATTGAGTATTGGGGATTGGGTTGTTTTATTGTATGTCGTCGTATAATGTTCAGGTCCATTATATTCATGTTTACTTATAATATTCGAATGTGAATTAGTTACTGTGCTATTTTTATGTGGCGCCGTCATATTATACGAAGGAAAAATTTGTGGTGCGGAGTTCGCGTGGAAAACAGGTCGTATCCGAAGTTTATCAGAAGATGATGCAGTTAATTTTTCATACGATTTCAAACTTATTTTACACATTAGGATTATTGCTATATATGATTATTATTATATTTTGTTGTTTATATTTTGTTGTGGTATAAGAATTAGTTGATGATTTATTTATGGATAATAATATATAAACGATAATAATATATAAACAATCGAATATAGAATATAGTAGTAATGAGCACCAACCGCCACCCCCACCGCGACAGTGTTCACTCCCGCGACACTATAACCATCGAAGGAACCACATATGACATAACTGATTTTAAGCATCCAGGTGGAAATATTATTGATTACGCAAAGAACGCCGGTGACGCTACCGAAGTATTCCGCGAGTTTCATTACCGATCACCGATTGCGAGAAATGTACTTCGGTCGTTGCCTGAATACGACGCAGGTGCCGAAACAGGCGCCACCGCAACTGCCCTGACTCCACGCCAGGAAGAAATGACAGCAGATTTCCGAGAGATGCGGACAAACCTCATGAATCAGGGTTGTTTTGAACCGGATTATATCCATGTATATTTCCGCATGCTCGAACTCGCATTCTATTTCGGAATGGGGGCGTGGTTCGCATCCTATAACATTTACGCATCTGTTCTCTCGTTCATCGTATTTAAGACGCGTTGTGGATGGGTCCAGCACGAATGCGGGCATCTCAGTTTTACCGGAAATAAGCGTATAGACCGCGCCATTCAGACATTCACTATGGGGTTCGGTGGGGGCGTCAGTTCATCCGTTTGGAATTCTATGCATACCCGTCATCACGCGACTCCGCAGAAAATCAAGCACGATATCGACTTGGATACCACTCCATTCGTCGCATTTTTCCAGACCGCATTCGAAGAGAATACAAACGGGAAAGTAGCCTCGCGGTTTATGAACCGATGGTGGATGCGACTTCAAGCGTGGACGTTTTTGCCTCTTGTCAATGGTATATTCGTCCATTTATTTTGGATGTATTATCTTCACCCGAAGAAGGTCATCCACCGATTATGTTCCGCGAAGACGAGAGAAGAGAGTATCGCAACCGCATTTGAAATTGCGTGTATGTCGGCGTCGCATATCGTGTTGCCATATATCTTCTACACGACTAGCGACGACGATGCTAGGGGCGTATTGTGGTGTTATTTCCTATTGATGGTAGTAAACTTTTGGAATTTAGTTTATCTATTCGGACACTTTTCTCTATCACATACATTTACAGGCGTCATCCCTGAAAATAAACATTTATTGTGGTTTGAATATGCTATCGGGCATAGTGTAAACATATCTACGAAATCCGCACTGGTATCATGGATCATGGGATACCTAAATTTTCAGATCGAGCACCATTTATTTCCTTCGATGCCGCAGTATAAGAATATTCTGGCGGCGCCATATGTGCGCCGGTTTTGCGATAAATGGGTGTCAACCGACACCGACACCGACACCGACGCTAGACTCCTAAAATATACAGAATATTCTTATATTACAGCGTGGCGAATGATGTTTTCTAATCTAAACCAGGTTGGAAAACATTATTATGATAATGGTATTGCGGAATCAGTGCCGATGCCGACGCCGACGCCTAAACCCAAGGATGATTAGAATCCTGGTGTATCTACAAAGACTGCAGGTGACGTCACACTGGCGTTGGTGCTTCCGCTACCACTGTCGAACATCTTAAATTGCTCTAACAAATAAACACCAACCACAGAAGAAATACATACGATTAATGTATCACGTACAAGAACCTTGATTGGTTTTTTACTTTCATTATCTACAAATCGCATTTCTAAAAATTTCAATAAGAAATAAACTGTGGCGATAATCGCACCGACAACAAACAAATTCGTCGTTATTGACATAATAATAATTAACACACCGATGAATGTATATAATACTAAACTTATATACATACAACTTCAATAAACAACCCGGTTTTATACGAAATCATCTCGCGGTCATCCATCACCATCGGTTATGTTTGAAAGGCCATCATAACCGGTGGATAACAAAAATAGAAAACACCTCCAGCAATTGCTAAAAATAGAAATGAACCTAAAAAAATTATAAGATCAATAATGAATATATTATCATACCACTTAGATTTATCCTCTTCTTCTTCTTCCTCGTCGGCCATTATTCCTGATATTATTACCGATATTATAATATTTCAATATCTTCTAATAACGGTGATGCATTGATATTCTGATATTCATTCAGAGAATGGATATCCAATGTATCCAATTGAATATCGGCACCGATTTTGATTCTACCGCTATCCTCGTCGTCGGCGTCGGCGTCGGCGTCGTCGGCATCTCTCGCGTATTCATTTACTCTCTCGCTAGAGTCCGTTTCAAACGTCCGAAGTTCATTCTCTCCAAATGATACACCGACGCCACCCCCACCGACGCCACTCCCACCCCCGCCACCGCCCGTACTTGCAGTGCTCCCATTTAATTCGCCTACGAAATCAAGTTGATCGATTGTTGACGATGAATTTCCTTCTACGCCGTCATCGCCGTCATCACCATCGACCCGATCACGATGACGGCGTCTGCGTGTTGAAGAGTTATGGTGTGCACGCCGTCTTGCCGATAGATTGGCGTCGGCTTCAGATATAATCGGTTCTTGTTGAATAACTTCTTCATTTTCGGTGACTTCTACTACATCTTCGATGGTTTCTTCTAAATACATCTTGATCAAGTCTTCGACGGGAATATTATCACGGATCGTATTATAAATACACTCCTTGACGATAATCTCGAATTCGCGATTATTGCGCTGGACTTGAAGCGGATGATTGCCTTTCTCGAAGATATATACATTCGAATAAAGTTTACGTGCACTATTCACGTAGACCTTATGAACGAAATCAGACAATTCAGGGAGTTTAATATCCACCTTCTTCTGTTTATTTCCAACACGCACGACTGTCATACACTTCAAATGAATAATATGGACACATGTTATCAGGTCTTCTAAATAACCGCAGGTGCTTCGTTCTTTAATTCGCGCGGTCTCGTCAATGATTATATTCGGGTTCCATTTTGGAACTCGCGAGAGAAGGTTCTGAAATGTCATTAAGTATTTGTCATTCTCCTTGTTACCAACACATAATTTCAACGCCTCGTCGAAGATAGACCGAAATCCTTCCTGGATTAGTGGGCATAATATATTCACCAATCGAGTCGCCCATTCGTTTTTCGATTCGTATAATGAAGTCACCGAATAATCGTCCATAACTCACGCACTCGGATTTACATAAATGATATATTTTCTAAACTCCGATTACAACGAAATACTATAAAATGAAGTATATAAAGCAATAGTAATTTCTCGTTTCTAAACTCTTTGCGCACCTTATCGAACATAATAAGCAGTTCATATTTCTTGATCTGGTTCATCTGTGGACTATTTCTAACAAACTCAATGACGTCAAGACCGCAATATCCCTGTTCGTATAAAACAACAGATAGGTCAACGATGCGTTTGTATTCGTCCAAGGTGGGTGCGGGGGTCTGGGTGGGCGCTGGGGTCGGGGTGGGCGCTGGGGTCGGGGTTGGCGCAGGGGTCGGGGTGGGCGCTGGGGTCATGGACGATTCATCAGCGTGTAAATAATCGGGATGGATTTTAATCAACTCTCCGAGAGATTTCTCTCGCAACCTCTCTATTTTACTTGTATCACATACCAGATTGGCGCGATACGAATGTAAGTTCACAGGTGCGCCGATACCACCGCATCCCATAAGAATCGGTTGCGGGACATATATATCACAGAACCTAGAGAGAATAGGTTTCAGCAGACTGTCTTTGTTCTCAACCACAATAAAAAACCGTGTAGAATAACTGAATAATTCAATGCACCGACGCAGTGCCGACTGGGCGTCGATTGTTAGTTTATCTGCGTTTGTCAGAATAACCGATTTGAATATTGCACCATCTTTAAGGTCGATATTTGTCTTTGCGAAAAACTTCAATTCTTCGCGGATAAACCGGATTCCTTTTCCGTGCGCACAATTTGCACGCATAACATAGTTTTTTATGGCTGTTTTGTCGCCATCATATACAGAGGATATAAACCTACTTAATATGAATGTTTTACCTGAACCGCGTGGACCATAAAATATAATATTTGGGATTTTCCGGTTCTTTATAAATACATCGAGTTTTGTATGTATATCTTTGTGGATGCATGATAATTCGGGAATGGACGCGGTCGTGGCCATTATTATTATTATTATTATCGTAATTCTTGATAATAATAACAATTTATTGTTTAATTCGTATTCGGTCTGGTTCCGCATCGTTACACCGGTTCCGCCCGGTTACACTCGGCATCGCATCGTTACACTGGTTCCGCTTGGTTCCATTTCATTTCACTAGAGGTTAATATTTTGTTCATAAGGCAAAACCTTCGTCGTCGCCCCCGGCATATTGCTATTCCCGTCCTTTGCGCCGCCACCGCCACCGCTCCCCGCCTCACCATCCGTATAATAATAATTCGTAGTGTAATAATAATTCATCGGTTTGGATGCAGTGTTAAATGGAGATTCCTCTTCATATCCTTGCCCATTATACATTCCAAGATAGGCTGTTGCGGCCGGAGACCCGTCTTCATAATAATACGCATTATGTTTTGCGGTGCGTTTGCCCGAGTTCGGATCATTCGGATCAATCCAGTTTCCGATACCGCGAATAATATTGCCCGTAGCGTCACGGATTGACCCGAATAACCCGCGACTCTCTTGTTGTGCACCGCCGCCACCGGGTTGTCCCTTTCCATATCCCTTGAAATTCCGCGTTATTCCGCGCTTATAAATATCATCATCGCTCAATGCACTGCTACTAGACGCACTCGCGATATCATCATAACTAGAACGGGTCGATGTTCCAAGCAAATTCTTCTCGATTTGGGTTCCATCAGGCAGATATGTGGCCCACCGGGTCACCTTCAGACAATCCGCGTCAATACGGCACGCATCTGACCCAGATTGACCGGCGTTATTACATTTCCATGGACACTTCTTCATCAATAATACATTATTTCCATCGACCGTCTTCACGAGATTACCGCTTGCGTCCATCTTGAATATATTTTGGCAATTGCCTTCATTCGTGGAAAGAGTGGAGGGTTCTATACATTTTCGAATGTATCCGTCATCACCATAACGCCAATTGGCGCCGTCATACCAAGAGTCTGGATGACTCGCAATGAGACGGTTTCGTTTTGCGACGGCCTTGTCGTATACATCCTGTGCGTCATTCTTCGCGGTCTGTGATGTAGCCGAACGCAGTTTTTGATACGCAGACTCATAATCCTTCTGGGCCTGGACCGCCCAATTCATTTGTTCTTTTACATTTGAAATCAGAACCGATGACGCAGCCGATGTAACGTAAGTTGTGCCGTCAGTTGCCGTCCCGGTAGAACTGGGTGTTCCGGTGGATGCGGCCGCATTAGCCCCCTTGGTTATTGTCGAAAGCGTAAATTCGCCCGCATCGAGAACGTTTCCGTCGGTAGTAAATTTAAATGAAGTTTCAGCTGCTTTAAATGTGCGTATTTTCGCACTGGTAGTCGACGTCGCGTCGGCCGGGGTTTGAATACCGGTTATTGTTAATTTCAGGGTAGCATTGGCTGCCACTAAAATACCAATACCTCCACCGATTTTAAAATAGACAGAGTTCTGTCCTCCTTCATATGGATTTGGGGCCGAAGACGAGTGGACCGTAAGTGCTTTGCTATCCATTGAAGACCACGAACTTGATGTTAATGTATTCTCTATGCTTATTCCAAGACTGACACCCGGTATAGATAATAAATATGGAAGTTGAATTAAACAATGGTCTCCGGCCGACAATCCATTGGTTAGCATCATATTCATCGTAAATGTGGTTGCGGTTCCGGTATTGTTCGGCGATAGGGTTGGACTTTCAGTGATTATTTTACGACATGATAGATAATTAGAATCATACCCGAATGTAGTATCATCGAATATCTTAACGCGTTTTGTCGCGTCAGATGCGTGATATAAATTCACAGCAACTAACTTCTGTGAACCACTCACTTCCGCATCGCTTTCTAATGTAACCAGCGCTTCCGTGGTCGGAGTTACTGCCGTATTCACCCACTTCACCCCGGACAATTCCAATGCGTATTGTTTATTGGCCGGAATCGGGGTGGTCGTTTGTATGGTATATTTTATCACGCAATTATTAGCGTCGGTAGATGCGTCTACACTAATCCCGTTTGAAGCCGACGCCGAATCTACGCTTGTTCCGGATAATGAAACCGAGTTGGATGCGGCAGCCGAAGTTCCCGAATAGTCTTTCAAAGATATTGCTAATCCTGTTGCTGTGGTATTTTGAATATAACTCTTCGGGATTGTTATTTTGATTATCTTCGCGGCAGTTGCTCCACTCAAACCTCTCAATTCCGCAGCAGTTGTAAAGAGAACCCGGAATGTAGTTTCGGTATTCTTAACACGAGAGCACCTATTTAATAATAATAATCCTTTGGCGGCCGATGCGACGGCAGTTGCAGGAGGATTACTGTCATATGTGTACGCGTCACCTATATAAGGCGTCGTCTGAGTCAGACCTTCTATAATCCCCGACCCATACCCTTCTGATGGAGCAATCCAGCGACTAAACCCACCATTCCGAAATGTTCTTGATACCCATACACTCACCAATAATACTAAAATCAATAGAAAAATCACTGTATGACTATCTTGAAGAAACTCCGGCAATTTCATTTTCTATTTTATTTGTTTAGATGATTATTACTACTTTATATTGATATAAATAATATATACAATAATTCATAAAAATATCGTATATGCATGTAAATCTCTCGGCGACGACCGCCACCATGCGTCCTACCGCCCGCGAACCGTCAGTTCGCAGAATTAATACGTCTGTAAGCTATGCGTATACGGATTCTGTCTAAATGCGTTCAGAATATCCGGTTGCATTCTCTCGTTCAGTTTACTCTCATCGTAACTTTGCGGCATGGTCATCTTGCCATAAATATCGATACTTGGAATCGATGATGGCGCATTTGTCGCCACCATACTGCGTTGGTTAGAGCGGTCGGCGTCAATGCGGTCAATATGGACATTCGTGTTTGAATTAAACAGCGACATTGAACCGTGATTGGTCGTATTCTTGTATGTCTTATTGACATTATTGCGTTGGTTATAGGCCGCATTATACAGTCCGTTCCCCATACGGGTCGCACCACCACCGGCGCTCCCTAAATAATCGGTGCTAGTCGTTGCACGTTCGGTATCAATCGGTGTGTTTTGAGATATTAAATAACCGGCGGCTGCCTGACGCTCCACATTCATATGATCATATCCGACGAGTCCCACTGTCGTCTCCTTGATGGTGGTGGGTGCACGGTCAGCCGGATTAAACGTCGCGGTAACTGCTGCGGGAACAGGCATCCTCGCGTTCTCATAAGGACGCATATTTCCGACCACATTTTCCTTACGCGACGGTTTCAGGATATCAAGAAGAGGTGCGATAACGGCCTTGAACGCGCCGTGAATACCACCCATCTCATTGGGGCGGACTGTTGTCCGATTATTATGCGTGAATTTATAACTCATCCTACCAAAGTCGGACTCGGTCGCGGTATTTCTCTCTCCCGCATACGGATTAATCATAGGGTTTCCATCGTATGTCTGTCGTCGTGTGTCTTCGAAATTCTTAGGAGCATACATTGCCGCGCCACCATCGGCCGGCGCCGTTGCACCGAAATACTCACTCGTCGTCGTCTGACGATTGCTCTCACGGTCCAATTCAATCGCGCGGAGTGTTTCACCCTTCTCCATACCAGTTGTCGTAAACCAACGGTCCGGTGTATTAACGAAGAATGTATCCGGCAAATGTTTCTCCATTCGCCCTAAAGTGGCCGTCGTAGGTGCAGTTTGGATATAGTGTGCAGCCGGTCCCTGGTGTCCTTCGAGAGAATATGTAAGTTTAGGATTAGTTTTAACACGCATCTCATCAACACCTCGGTCAATCCATTTCTCTCGAGCTTCCATTCCTGAATTAAATCCGAGAGATCCCTGCGTCCCGTAGCCTTGATCAAGACCAGGTCCAACACGGATCTCTTCCCACGGTTTCACATTGGAAATCTTCGTGCTGGGTAAAACGCGTGACTGGTAAAAATCGTTCTGGTTCGGCATCCCATTCGGGAGATGGAGATTATTGAGGGGTTTGAATAAGGGTGCTTGCTCAGTCTTTGAGAAATACTGTGAACCAGTACCGACCTTATTATCAAGCACATTTTCATTCATATTTGCACCGGTTGTTACACCCCTTATTTTGGCGCCGTAATACGGTTCCATATTATTATGCTTAAATGACCTCGGGTCGATTTTCTCGCCCATTAAAGACGTAAAACCGTCTTTTCCGTAATTATCGCCGAATTGTGTGCCGTATTCTAAATCATCGTAGTTTTGGGATGGAGCACCTGTTGCGGCTGCGGTAGACCCGGCGCCGGTGGATGCACCAGTTATATAATTCTGGCTATCATTCGCAAATTCACGACCACGTTCGGGGATTCCACCGCTGCCGCGCAATATACCTACACCACCTACACCACCCGCCACACCGGCCGACATTTTATCAAAATCCACATTTTTCGCATAATAACGGTCTGTTGCTGCGTTTGGATTCTGGTAATCATTGACATTCGAACCAGTATTTGGGCGAATAACGGGATAGTTCGTAACGGGAATATTAGTATTTGGTAAATATCTGGACTCATGTTGTCCCCCGTTGCGGTATCCTTCTTGTGACAATAAATTCGCCTTTTTATCTCGATTGGATGCGATATATGCTGCGCCTAGAACCAGCGCTCCTAATGCAAACTCGGCCATTTATGATTTATGTATATGTTACGAGGTTATATTAAATTTATATTATTATAATTGTATTATATCTATTTAGATTACTCCTATAAATATAATAATAATAATAATAATAATAATTATATTTACAATTCAATACAATACAATACATATTATGAAAACAGTGCGGATGATCCGCTAAACTGTCGCATATCGCCTATATCCATAATACCTCCTCCCACCGCATTTCCGGAAGCTGTCGCACCGGTGTCGTCTAGTCCGCGTTCAGTCACGCGTCGCCCCGCCGCCATCCCCTCAACTGCCGGGTTCAGATTCGTGGGATGAACCGAGAAATATGTATCGTCGGTCAAACCCGGAACATCCATCCTTGGTTTAAAATTATCCTTTTCTATAATTCGCGTGCTTAAATTATTATTAAATGGTCTAAATACATGTTCTTGCGGATCAAAGTGGAGCATTTTCCAGTTATCTTGTTCTATATCGCGCAACAACCACGCCGGGTGTGTGACGCGTGACTGTCCAACTACACTGCCTCCGCGAGTGGGACACGCAATCATTTCATTGGTGCGCGTGGCTTCTGATGCACGAATCGCATGATGAAAATTGTCTGGTGTATCACGGTTCAACGTCCGCGACAATCCGCGCAATTCCGTCTCAATATCCACGGAGTTCGTCATAATATTGCCGGCCCATAATTGTGCGCGAAGATAAGGGTCTTCGGTGTACATCGGTTTATCTCCTTGACCGGGAACATTTAATACATAACGTCCTACATCCGTAGATTGTTGAAGTTGTTTTCTTATTCTATCGGGGTCGTCGCGGAAACGTGTAAATGACATTTGTGTGTAAGTAAGTGGTATTATATATATAATATTGCAAGGTTATTAATATTGAAAGATTAACCGGATTGCAGGATCAATGTAAAAAGGCATAAAAACAAACACAGATTATTAAGTAGTATCGTCGATGAAAATGAAGATTACAGAAGTAACTGACTGTGAATGCATGAAACCGTCTAAATCATATACGATTTGTTTGAATATGATTGTAAAAAATGAATCTCATATTATTGAAAAAACGCTTGAAAACCTGTGCCGATACATAGAGTTTGATGCGTATTATATATCGGATACAGGTTCAACCGATAATACGATGGATCTTATTCGTGCGTTTTTCAAGGCGCGCGGTATTCCCGGTGAGATTGAGCAGGTAGAATGGCGTGATTTCGGGTTCAATCGCACCCTTGCACTTCAGATGGCGTTTCAAAAAACCGACTATTTATTCATATTCGATGCGGATGATTCGATTCACGGGAATTTTGTACTACCTCGCGAACTCACTCATGACGCATACCAATTGAAACTGGGTCAGTCGTTTGTCTATTTGCGGACTCTTATCGTGAATAACCGAAAACGATGGCGGTTCGTGGGTGTGCTTCACGAATATATTACATGTATAGATAAGGAAGAGAGTTCACATGCGATCCATGGTGATTATTACGTGGATTCAGGTCGAAGTGGTAGTCGAAATCAAGATCCCCAAAAATATATCAAAGATGCGGCTGTCCTTGAGCGTGGATATAATGAGGAGATGGCCGGCGCTGGTGACCGTGCTCTGGCCGAACGATATGCATTTTATTGCGCACAGAGTTGGATGGATGCTGGACCCGCACATATCGACAAGTCGATTCAATGGTATGAGCGCGTGCTTACTCAAAACAATTGGGCGCAGGAAAAGTATTACAGTGCACTGTGCCTCGGAAACCTCTATTATAAAAAGGGGGACAAATACAATGCGTTTAAATATTATAGTAAAACCATCGAATATGACGAGGCGCGAATAGAGGGCGTTGCATCAATGATGGAGATATTGCGCGCTGATGGCAATCATGTCATCGTAAATGCGTTATATCAGAAATTCAAGAACTATAATAGGTCGCCCGCAAACAAGTTATTTCTCGCCACAGATAAATACGACGATGTTATTGAATATAATAATTCGATCTCGGCATTTTATATCTCCGACAAACGAAGCGGGTATGAATGTTGTAAAACGATTCTTAGTCACAACATCATGGCGTTCCATTTTATGACATCTACATATAGTAATCTCGTGTTTTATCGCCATTTTTTCGATGACGAATCCTTCCCCGAATTGCTGCGTCTGTTTTTTTCCGTGAATCATTTTCTCTCGATGGTCGCATCTAAATCGGACGGATTTAGCGACAACGACCTAGAAACATGGACGTCTCTCTTCAATAAGGTCCGACATGTGCTTGTTGCACCGAGTAGACTTCACACTACGGAAGAAGAATATTTGCCAGGTTCGAGTACTGACACTGTACCACCCGAAGACGAATATTCAAATAAAAAACCGGTTATTACCAAGTTTCATTTGAAAAAGTCGTCGGAATTTTATCCGATTGAGAATGCAATTAAATCAGATACGGTCATTGTTAATCGTAATCGCACCGCACATGCGCGCGTCATCATCACATTCACTACATGTAAACGGTTGGATTTATTTCAACAAACAGTCAATTCTATTCTGAATATGTGGAATGATGTCCATATGATTGACTATTGGTATTGCGTTGATGATAATTCGAGTGAGGACGACCGCGATAAAATGCAGAAGGCGTATCCATGGATCGATTTCTATATGAAGGGTGAGTCAGAGAAAGGTCATCGCGCAAGTATGAATATTATTTGGGATAAATTAAAAGAAACACGACCCGACTACTGGATACATATGGAGGACGATTTTCTGTTTCATACACCAGGCAGTTATGTCGGAAAAGCCACGCAAATGATGGTCGATTCACGTAATGCGGGATATAATGTGCGTCAAATCCTGTACAATCGTAATTATGGAGAGACGATAAAAGACTATAAGATGCAGGGGCATCGTATTCTGCGTAATATGTCGCATGACGTCGCACTTCATCAGCATAAAACTGGCGACTTCCCCTACGGAAATTGTCATTACTGGCCGCATTATAGTTTCCGTCCGTCGATCATTGACGTGAATGCGATTTTAATATTGGGGAATTATGATACACCGAATCAGTTTTTCGAGATGGATTATGCGAATCGGTGGAAATCTCTCGGGTTTCTCTCTGGATTTTATAATCAGATAACAAATCGTCATATCGGACGTCTTACATCCGAGCGAGACGATAAGACACAACCCAACGCTTATGAATTAAATGATGAGAATCAATTCGTCGCGAAGACGACGGCGGTAAGAGCGTCCGATACACCAGACACAAAATCGGCGACGACCACCCTTCTAAGTGTTGCTCCACCTAAAAAGCGATACTATTCGACGATACCATTTGATGACGGATTTGGCGCACAATTTCAGCGATTTATATGGACATGTATTTATGCGGAAGAGTGTGAGCAATCGACATTTGTATATAGAAGTCCTATAAAGATGGCGCATAATTATGATAATGATCCCGACTTTATTGAAAAAATGGAGACGATTATGAATATAAAACCGTACTATATGAGTTATGAATCGGCACAGAAACTATTGGGTTGCGATAATCAGGACGCACAGATTCTAACACCAGATTTTTATGATATATTCAACTACGTCGAGAGAAATATTGACATGTGTATGAAAAGTGAAAGTATGGCGAGAATGAAACGCCGGTTTTGGGAGAATAAGAACCGTGCGGCACTTTACTCTGGGTTTTCGAACATTGGCTGCGATGAAAATAGTGTGCTTCATTTGGCGGTGCATATACGTAGACCCAATTGCGATGACACACGTCCTAATGGAGGCGAGGAATATACAGATAAGTATTATATTAAATCACTTATTACGATTCGTGAGAAATATGCGAAATCGAGACCGGACACCCGGATTATGATACATATCTATTCACAGGGAAGTGCTGAAAAGTTCGTAAATTATATCGAGAATGAATCCATCGGGAATGACGTGGTTCTTCATTTGAACGAAACGAACGAACAGACGTATGTTGGTATGGCGGCAGCCGATATACTGATTACATCGGCTAGTTCATTTAGTTATAGCGCTGCCTTCTTTTCAGATGGCGACATTTATTATACACACTTTTGGCATAAACCGTGTAGTTGGTGGAATCTTCTTGAAAAGATCTGACGCGGCATTACGCGGGCGGAACGAATCGCTCATTATAATCTAATGTATTTATAAATGATACCTAAAAACCGTCGCAGCAACGGTAGCGATAACGACGACGACTCGGGTGATATACTCGCCGATTCTGATTTTCTCGCATATGATGACCGGGCTATTCGGGATTTTCGAGATAGTGAAAAGGAATCAAAAAAGACGATTGTAAAACATATGGTAAAACTTCGCCATAATCTTCAATATAATAAACATTTGTTGTCGGTATATCTTAAAGCCAAGGCCATTTTTGATGAAATGGTGGATGAACATCGGACGCAAATCCATCATTTAGATGAAATCTATAAGCACTTGAGTAAATTAATAAACGAACAATTGACGAAGAAGAATAAACCGTCGAAAAAACTACGCCGAGGCGACCGCGACCGCGACCAGTCGGATAATCATGATGATAAACCGATGCTTAAAGAATTAGTGAAAGACAAGAAGAATGTAGGTAAATTATTGTCGAATATGCGCAATGGTCTTGATAAATTAATGGAAATAGATACAATTATTGGGACTACGATAGATAAAATAAATGAAATTCAATTCATTGAAGATAATGACGAAAAAGACGAAAAAGACGAAGGCGACATTGAAGATGACGAAGGCGACATTGAAGATGAAGGCGATATTGAAGAAGAAGAAGAAGAAGAAGAAGAAGAAGAAGAAGAAGAAGAAGAAGAAGAAGACGACGAAGATGAAGATGAAGATAGCAGTAGCGAAGAAGAAGAAGAAGAAGATAGCGATAGCGAAGAAGAAGAAGAAGAAGACGACGACGAAGATAGCGATAGCGACGAAGAAGACCGCGAACCAATCGTATTTTATTGAAACTGCAACTTGGTTCCAGTATATTCACGCGTCATCAACATCTTATATATCATATTCGTTTGAACATGACGTTTTACTTTTAACCACCTGCGCACCTTTCTTTGTAATATACGCAACCAAAATGTTTTGTATATTGCGACCATTTCGCAGCCAGGAGATAACCAGATGGGTTCTATGATTTCAACCGTGATGTTAAAACATTCAGCTAATGTGATATAATCTGCCAATGCAATATTTGAGTATGGAAATGTATATAGACAAATGTAATGATCCTTTATTTCCGGCGAACTTGTATTCTCATCAAACCCGTGCATTTCCTCGTTGAATTGTTGACACAACCCTATTTCATACCGAGACATAATAGATAAAACACTCAATCCCTTTCTTATATATATAATATTCAATATCAATTTATTATATTTTGATATTGTATATATTTCGATTCATTCATTCAGTATGGGCTACATAAACAAGTTATTGTATTCGCCGTTTTTTCAAAATAAGTTTGTTTTATACGGTAGTTTGTTTGCCGTATTGGTAACCATACTCCGTTTTTTAGCCAATCGTAACTTTAATGGCGTCATTTTACTCACGTTGATTGGGGTTCTTATGACATACTTTAGTAAAAATATGATTATTGTGTTATTGACGGCGTTCATTTCAGTTACGATTTTAGATATGTTACACATCGGTGGAAGTATAGAGGGGATGAAATCTTCATCAAAAGAAGGTGCTGATACACTGAAAAAGAAGAAGAAGAAGTCTGATACTGATGAAAATGAAGAGGACGATACGGAAAATATAGAAGGCGAAGAAACGTTGCATAAGGACACTACGGCTGCCGCGGCAACACCTCCCTCCACAGCAGATAAGCCCGCAGCAGACAAGCCCGCAGCAGACAAGCCCGCAGTCAAGAGTGAAACTACTACTGCTACTGGTGAAAGCAAACCTAAAACTGGTAGTAAGCAGGGGATGACACCATTGTCTCCCGCAAGTTATGATGGAAAAGACCATAGTGCTGAAAAAACCGCGCCAGAAAGAAATCGTATTGATTATGCATCCACATTAGAGCAGGCGTATGACAATATCGAAAATATCATCGGCGAGGATGGTGTGCGCGGATTAACCGATCAGACGAAATCTCTTATGAACCAGCAAAAACAATTGATGGAGAATATGAAGGATATGGGTCCATTATTGAAATCGGCTGAAGGGTTTATGAAACAAATCACTGGAGGTGGTGGTATTGGCGGTATTACCGAAATGTTGAAGGGGTTTGCGCCAGCAAAGGCCGTCGCAAAGTAATTCGTTCGCCGGTTCGCCGGTTCGCCGGTTTGCTCACTAGCATTCGCTGGTTCACTATCACCGGCTCACTATCGTTCGCTATATATATAATCCATTGTATATATAGATATTTAGAAGTAGAATGGCGCGAAGATGTCCACCTGGTGTGTTTTGTTTTGAAAATATATCATTTTTCGTTATAATTGTCGTTATTATTGCTTGTGTGTTTTTTATGGTGCGTTATTTCGGGCGCGGTCACGGCGGACACGGTGGACACGGTGGTCACGGTGGTCACGGTCATGGCGGACTAATGGTTATCCAACAACCACCTCCAGCACAATCTGATTTCTTAGATTTCGGGATCGGCGGTCCATCATCGAATCAGGATGTATTATTAAATCCGTATGTTCCACCTTTACGCGATAACTCGGTAGGTTCTACTACCCCGATGTATGATATACGTGGCGGCGTTGAAACGATACATTACGGCGGGTACGGATTCGGCAGTGGGGGCGGCGGTGACGTCGGGGTTGCCGGTGTGCGCGTAAATGTGCCAACCCGTTCAGTTGACACGACATATCGTCAGGTTGGAATACTCACGCGTAATGGAAATGGTGGCACCGGCGGTGGAGGCAACGGACAAGAAACGATTCTCCCATTAATCGGGCGCCCCTTATTCACAAATCGGGATAAATGGCAGTTTTATACATTAAGTGATAAGAACAACGCGATCAAATTGCCGATTACAGTAAACGGTAAAAGCGGCACCGGTGAGTATGGATGTAATAATGTAAGTAGCGGGGATATGGTATACGTTGAAGGGTATAATGATGCGTTCAAGGTGTCGGCGTATGATAGCGCATCGTTGAGGTATTTACCGTTTTAGTGGAGCGTAGCGGAACCGAGCGTAGCGGAACCGAGCGTAGCGGAACCGAGCGTAGCGGAACCGAGCGTAGCGGAACCGAGCGTAGCGGAACCGAGCGTAGCGGAACCGAGCGTAGCGGAACCGAG